TAGATCATTTCCTGAAATTAAAATTTCACTTTCACTTTTTATTTTGTGTTGATCATTTTTAACATCTTCAAAAAACTTAGATATTAATCCATTAGATTCTATTTCAAAATAGTGAAAACTTTCAGGATGCATATAAGTTAAAAGTGTAAAAAGTGATTCTTCAGTACCCATATATCCCTTAGATAAAGTATCAGACATAAGATGGTAATAAAGAGAATTGAAACTTTCTATTTTTTCTTTGGGGCCACCAAAAAACCCACCACGACATACTTTATCAATTTTTTTGTTGGTCATACGACACATTTCAGAATAGTCAAATCCGTGAATTTCATTATTCGCTTCGTATGGAAATGCGACAAAAGTTATGTTTTTTAACTTTTCTAGCTTTGTTAAAACTTTGTCGTGAGTAAAATAACCTGGGTGTACTGTATTAGTTATACCTGCGTCTATCCAAAATAGATTTGTTGAATTAAATCTGTCCATTATTCGAGCATCATTCAATAAAAAAACTTTGGACATTACCAATGGGTTATACATTTCAAGACGAGCTTGTGTAGATTCAGGTAACCAACCTGATTGATTATACCAATTTGGATTTTTTCTAATAATTTGAATCTTATCAAAAAATTCATTTTTGAACCAATCTTGAGACCTTACAATAAATTGAGTTTTCGATCTATCCCTTTTGGTTAAAACCCAATCTTCTAGTTCCTTTTCCCCGAAAATGATAAGGTTTTCTTCAATTGATAATAGTTGTTCTAGTTTCGAAAGATAGTGGTTGAAACTTCTTGACCAACCCTCCGTAAGACTTTCTCTATTTATGTTCCACAGTCCAGTTACCAATGTTAATGATTTGGTTTTTTCTACATTTGATTTCACCGATTATAAATTTTTTAATTTTATATTTTTTTTCATAATAATTTTTATCTATTAAGTATTATTCACTTACAACTTTACTTGACTTATTAATTTATTGTAGTGGTGTCCCCACTAGTAATAAAAAAATTATTTTTTCTCCTTTCTTCGTATACTAAATTATCTTCATTGTTAAATTGAAAATTTTTGATTTCAGTTTCATCTCCACCTTTCCAATCGTGAAAAAAAGGACAAAAACCAGGGGTGAAAACATTTCTACCTAACATCTTAGAGATTTCTGTGTACTCATTATCTGCGAAAATACTTTTGTAAGATGAATGATATATGTACCCAAATCTTTTGAAGTAATCCCATCCCATTATACAATTTATATCTAATAAATCACTCCATCTTGTACTTTGTGTGTGTAGCATACAATCTAATCCTAAATTCGAGTTTTGAAAGTACTCAATAATCTTTGTGTCGTAACAATCAACTACTGGAATCATATCATCACTAGCAAGAATTAAAATATCAAAAAATTGATTTTCTAAATTAGCATTTATTGCCTCAATTTTATTTTTATTGTTACCATAGAAAACTTCATGATTTATATTTAATTCATTTATAAAATTAATTATATCTAAATTGTTCATCGAAAAATCATCAACATCAAAAGAAAAAACAAATTTAGTATTTTGGGGATTTTCTAATTTATCCCGATAAAGTTTCAAAACTTTTTTAAATTGGTCGGGTCTACCCCGTGATGGGAATTTAATTAAAATTTTCATAATTCAATTGGATTATTTTTTATGTAATTTTTACCATTTATTTCTGATTGTGATTCCAAACTTCCTTGATATTTCTTAGAACCATCTGTGTAAGCGACGAAAGGACCATCACCGATATTACCGTATAAAAAAGTCCCCCAATTATCTCTTATTTCCTCCCACTCGTGTTCGGAAATTTCTTTTCTGTATTTATAAATTAAAGTTTCTTCAATACTCTGTAGACCATTAATAATAAAACCATCAGTTTGTTTTTTAACAATTTCTTCGAACCAAAACCTCATCTTAGATGTTCTAAACATAACAGGATTGTTTGACCATCGACAAGTTGTGACTAATTTCAACTCTTCAACTCTTTTCTCTAATTCAAAAGGGGTTACATTTTTGTTTTTATCCTCTGATATTTCGGAATCTCTCGAGATATTATCGTCCTTAGAAAACCAAACAGCGTTTATAAAATTGTGTTTTTTAAAAACCTCCAATAAAGTAAGAAAATCTATCTTGTTTTCATTCAAGAAAACCCAGTCATGTTCTAAAAAAATAAAAAAAGGAGTTGTTATTTTCTTTAAAAGATTATCAAAAGAAGAAAGTGACCCTCCTGTAATGAAATCTAGTTCAATATTAATTTCATTTTTCTTATCTCTTAAGTATGAAATAAGTTTAAACCTATTCGTGTGATTTTCTTCGGAACTTTCATCATAATTGATAATAAATTTACACTTTATTAAATCTTTTGGTAAACTGTATAAAAGATAATTAAGATAGAATAAAAAATTTTCTGTATAATTACCTGTAATTACAATTGTTATATTTCTTTCGATTTCAAACTTTTTTTTCCTACTTGATATGTTCTCATAAAAAAATTTATCAAAACTACCGTTAATCCAGACATCATAGTTCACGGGTCCGTTGGGTTGGAGTGTTGATTCTAATCCTACGGAATGATGTATCAACATAGGGGTTGTACACAGAGTTTTAAAACCTTTATGATTCATATAAGGTAGATAATCATCAATAGCTAATAAATCTTTTTGATAATTTAAATTTTCTAAAATATATTTTATTGCTCTTTTTTTTATTATGTAAGCCCACGCACCAGTGGATTTATGTACCTGTGCTAAATTTTCTGTTACAGGAATCAAAAAACTTTTAGGATTACAACCTAGTAATATGATATCCCAATCGACATTTTTGGTATCATAAATTACCTCGGTGAGCTGTTGTTCGAAATATTTTTTATCATCAGATATTGGATAATATAATTCATCTCTGATATCAAAATCGTCTTCTGAAATAAAAACAGTTTCGTATCCATTTTGAATACAATTTTCTAAAACGGCTAAATGACTTTTTGTACAAGAGTATTGTTTCCAGTTGTCTTCCAAAGCATTAAATCTCTCAAGTGACTCGATCTTATAAACGTTAATTTGATTTTCAATTTTGTTTTTTCGTTCAGTGGATCGTTCTAAATTAATATAAAACCCAGCCTCTGCAATTTCTTTTCCTAAAATACTAAACATAATGAAATACTTTTATGAGTGGATGATTTTTATATTTGGAAAACATATCTAGGTAGTTAGTCGAAAAAAGAAAGGAATTTTTCAAATTTAATTCTAAAAACTTTTTCAAACTAAACTGTTTTAATTTATTTACATGATTAGGATAATTAATTTCTGTCGTAACCCAAAATTTTTCTAACATATTAACATATCTTTTTTATTTTTATAAATTTCCAGTTAATCTTTCACACCAACCTTTGGACTCGGAGTGAGGCCAAACGACCCAATATTTAGGCATATGAGAGGTTTGAAACTCTCTCCACACTTTACAATATCCATCAGGGTCATTCATCATTCTTGCAATTTCAGATTTGTCTGCATCTTTTCTGAAGATTGTCTCATCTGTTTCATCGTGAAAAGCCACAACCCAAAAGTCATAATCTTTTTCTTGAACTTGTGAATACCCAATATCAATGCAATGTTTAAAAATCATTGCAAAGTCGGATTTCCATTCTTCTTCAGAAGAATAGTTATATGGATTTGGTGGATGATGTTTATCTAGTGTATATTGTTGAACGGCTCTTTTTTCGAAAAGTAGTCCAGAATATTTCTCATAATCTCTAAGTGATCTGACTTTACCAAACCCATATTTACCTTCGTGACCCTCTTGGGTTAAACCATCCATACCAAACAATTTTCTGTTCGTTAAATGAGACACATTATTTTTTTCAACCCAATGTTTATCATCATCCCATTGTTTGGTTCTACCTTTTCTAGTATACTCATGCCAAATAAGAACTTTATGTGGATGGAATAAGTCGTATCCCCAAGTATAAGCTCTAGCTGCTATGGAAATTTCTTCTCCGTGAAAATAGTATTCTGGATTATGTTGAACTTCTTTACAAAACTTACCCAACGTAAAAGCGTAGTGTGCTGAATAAAATCTAGCAGTAACAGGCTCTGTCATTGATTGCCAATTTGGTATCGTTTCAGGTAAGAAAAATACAGCACCTTCAGGTATAAATCGGTCAAAAACCATTCTCCATGGTTCTTGTATTCTCGCGGCAGGATCATTGTCAGGATCAAAGGAAGACACATAACCTGTAAGTAATGGTTTCTTATAACCTTTTTTCTGTAATTGTTTGACCATTGCAATCATTTCAGTATCCCAATGAGGTGCAAACCTCATATGTGAATCTAACTGCATTGTATACTGTTCCTTATTGTATAATTGTTGAATTTGGTTTCTAGCCCAACATGCTCCTTTTGACTCGGTATAAGGGATGTTTAAAATCCTAAATCTTTCATCGGTCATGTATTCTGTCAAGTCGTCAAACTTGTCCTCGGGATGAAATTGACGAGCAATTCCAAAAACTAAATTTTCAGGTTTATCAGCATTTTCTAAACAACTCAAGATTGTTTTTTTTAACTCAGGATCTCGATATGACGCAATTTGAATGAATATTTTCATAGTAAAATTTACTTTTGAAAAAAAAGTAATTAAACACTTATAAAGGTAAACAAATACTACTACATTGTTTTAACAAAGACCAGAAATTGATGTAATTTCACCAGTACCTCCATCAATTTGGTAATGAATAATACCGTTTGAAACAAATCCAAATCCAGTCGCAGGGGTATTCAAATTTGTATCAATATAAAGGATATCACCGATCTGAAGGCCTGAAAAACTCGCTCTAATACCATAGAATGTGTTACCATCATTCGAACAAGCTTCAGGATCACTTCCTCCAGTACCTAAATTAGTGTATGCATAAGAAACAAAACCACTTTGTGAAGGTGTAACGGATGGAGTATTCGTTGGTGTTACAGTTTTAGTTGGGGTTACTGATGACGTTATAGACGTTGTAGGAGTATTCGTTGGTGTTACTGATGACGTTATAGACGTTGTAGGAGTATTCGTTGGTGTTACTGATGACGTTATAGACGTTGTAGGAGTATTCGTTGGTGTTAATCCAATCGTGGGTGTGACTGACGGAGTAATACTTGGTGTAGGGGTTGGTGTTGGTGTTGTATTACAACTACCCCAAATTGGTGGTGTCATAATAATAGGTATTCCAAAACGACCATAGTCTGGAGAATAAAAATCAGTTGGTTCTACAGGAATATTTGAAACACACCAAGAAGTTAATACAAATTCCAATTGTGGGAAAGTATTCATACCTGCTCCAAAGAACATGTAATCCATATTAGTTGTTGAACTTACGTTCCAATTTGAAATTCCAGTGTAACTTGTTGTTGAATTAAATATAGTTTCACGGAATGCTGCGGTAAATCCTGTTACATTACTTACGTTCCAGTTAGTAATACCTGTTGGTGGTGTTGAAAAATTACCAGGACTAGAACCGAAGATGAAATTCATACTAGTCACCGAACTAACATCCCAATTCACAACCTCACCAATTGACGACCCAAATGATAGTTGATCCATATTCGTTACTTTTGATACATCCCAATTATCCAAACCTAAGATTGGGTAATAAGTACTATTATAACTAAAGGTGCCAACCATAGAAGTTATGTTTGACACATTCCATCCAGAAAAAGAAGTAAGTAGAACAGAACCCCCAGGTAGTTGAGTTAGATATGGATTACAAGATCTAAATGCGTAGTCCATATTTGTTACCCCATCAAGGATGTAGAATGGTATAACTGATGGTAACTTTAATTCATTTTGATTATAAACATTACTTACAACTCCTCGATCAAACCAAGACCCTTCGTTGTGACCTATTCTAAAATTACCAAATTGCTCAACCCCCAAAAAGTTTGTTTTACTTTTACCTGTGGCATTACCTAACTTCCAACCTGTTATTTTTCCAGAAATTGTTACGGTTCTAACATTACTTGCACCTGTGTAAACAAATCGTGGTCTAGTTGCTGGTGCAACATTGTTGGTATAAGTGTGACTTCGTGTATTATATGAGTTAGAAGTAATTACACCATCACCCCAATTAATTGTACCGTCATACGTACCACCACTAATATATGGTAATGTAATTGTATCACCTGATTGAGCGTAATAGAATAAGATTGTATCCTGATAAGTTATAGGAGTATAAGTCGGTGTTGGAGTCACAGAAGTTTGAGTTTGGGTTGGTGTGGGTGTTGGTGATTTAGTTGGAGTATTTGTTTGAGTTCTAGTTGGTGTAGGTGTTTGAGTATTTGTAGGTGTTTGAGTGTTTGTCGGAGTATTAGTTGGGGTTTGTGAATTTGTAGGTGGTGGTGTGGACCCTGAGCTACGACTTTGTGTCGGTGTCACAGTATTTGTTGGAGTTTTTGTTGTTGTTGGTGTTGATGTTGGTGTCTTTGTAGGTGTTTTGGTTGGTAATGGAGTTCTAGATGGTTGAGGAGGACAAGTACCCCAAATTGGTGGTGTTACGATGATTGGTATTCCGAAAATTCCACTTCCTAGAGTGTAAAACCCTGTTGGTTGTGAAGAAATATTTGAAACACACCAACCACTCAATACAAATTGTAATTGTGGATTGGTATCCATACCTGATTGTAAAAACATATTGTTCATATTTGTCGCAGACCTCACATTCCATGAAGAAATTCCTGTTACTGTAGAATTTGAACTAAATATAGAACTTGAGAATGAACCTGAAAAACTGACCACGTTAGAGACATCCCAATTTTCAATACCTGTTGGGACGTATGCTAGTGAAAAATTACCCATACTAGCAAAAATACTTGCCATATTGGTTACGGATGAAACATTCCAACTACTAACATCACCGATTGAACCTCCCAAAGATAATTCTCTCATGTCTGTAACCTTAGATACATCCCAATTATTCAGACCATCACAAACAACACCATTGTAACTAAACGTACCTACCATAGAAGTTATGTTTGAAACATTCCAACCAGAGAAAGAATATGGAACAAATTGTTCGAAATATGGATTAGAAAATCTAAATGCGTAATCCATATTAGTAACACCTTCCAAAAGATAGAAAGGTATCTCTAACGGAAGTTTTAGTCCATAATGGTCAAAATTACTATTAGGTGAAGTAACTACCCCGAAATCGAACCATGAACCCTGATTATGACCAATTCTGAAATCACCGAATTGTCCAACACCTAAGAAATATCTTTTACTTATACCAGTTGCGTCACCTAACTTCCATCCATTTATTTTTCCAGAAATTGTTATGGTTCTAACATTAGTTGCTCCAGTTGTAACAAAGATATATGGATAACCATTACTAACATTTGCAGTAGGAGCAACATTGTTGGTATAAGTATGACTTCGTGTATTATAAGAGTTAGAAGTAATTACACCATCACCCCAATCAATTGTACCATCGTATGTACCGCCACTGATGTATGGTAATGTAATTGTATCACCCGATTGAGCGTAATAGAATAGGATGGTATCTTGATAAGCTATGGGAGTATAAGATGGTGTATTTGTGGGAGTTAAAGATGGAGTATTACTAGGAGTAGGAGTAGGAACCGAAGAACAAAGAACTGAAGACGTAATTGTAGACCCTGAATTTTGCCAATAAATTACATAACTTACCGATAAATCTTCGTTAGCGGAGAATGCTCTGTATCTATTTGCAAAACTAGATATAGGGGTTCCATCATTATAGTAAAGTACATCCCCAGAACCCAATTGACTCAACGGTTTAGTTGTATACCCTATTTGGGTAGGTTCCAAATTATCACATGCAGTTTGTGCCGTTGTATAAGTTGTAACACCAAATCTACCATAGATCGGATAACTAGAAGGTGTCGTTGGTGTTGGCGTAGGAGTATTGGATAGTGTTTGTGTAGGACAAGGGACTCCGAATTGAGGTAAGAATGTTATTTGAGAACCTGTTGAGAAGCCAAACGGTACAGATGGGATCAAACCTACACTCCATGTCGACAAATTTTGGTTGAATAAAGATGCTCCTGAGAACATACTAGTCATACCTGTTACATTACAAACACTCCAATTTCCTATATTACTATTAATATTCGAATTAGAAAACATATAGGACATATCTGTCACCTTCGAAACATTCCAACCTCCAATTGTTAATCCAGAACTCGCACTACTACCTAAGAACATAGAATTGGCATTCACCAAAGATCTAACATCCCAATTTGATAATGAATCTGTAAAGTTATTATATGAAAACATATAACTCATATCTGTCACATTTCTAACAAACCATTGGCTTAGATTTACGATTGTCGAAGATTGTCCAGATGCACTTAAATTCATAAATGTTCCCTTCATTTCATTAATAGTCCCAACACTCCAACTTTGTATGTTCATTTGGCTCGGTGCGATCAGTGTTGTGTTTTCAAATGTGTAATTTAAACTATTTGTATTGAATATTGGAAAATAAAATTCATCCGAAATTATTAAACCATCCCTAATACCTCTGAAAGCATAGTCAAAGTTATACCATGGCATAGTTCCCCACTGAACAACTTCAGATATTTTATTAGCATTTGAATATTTTACGACATTCGGTTGAGGATTACCTGTTAAGTATGGGTAATACAATCCTCCAAAAGCACCAACAGTAGAACCCGATGGAGGTCCAATAGTTACAGTATAGACACCTGGTGTGTTATATTGTTTAGTAATGGTACCACCTGTGAAAGTTTGAGAATTACCATCACCCCAATTTATATTATAACTCAAGCCAACTTCAAAAACTGAAAGTGTAAATTCATTTTCTGATATCGGAAAATCAGAATCACCAATTCTTGTGGTGTCTATTTTGAATATGAATGGTAACGTTGGAGTATCAGGGTCAACATATTCTTCAGGAACCTGAGGTAGTACGGGTGGTGCCTGATTAAATAAACTTGTAGCACTTAAAGTATAAACGAATGAGGGGTCACCTACGATAGCCAAACTATTAAATGACGAAGTTCCATTTAAACTGTTATAATCAATATCTGCTAAATCATAACGAGTTTGTCCTGAAGTTTGATTTGGAGGTATTGTTACATACCCAAATATCTCAATGGAACCACCGACATTTCTACCTAATGTATTTACAAAATCAACTCTAGTTGACACGCTACTTGCAGTAAATCCAGTGATTAAATAAGTTATTTTGACAGAACCTGGGTTAAAAAAACCTGTCATTCCTAACGGAGTTTCCACACAAGGAGTACCGAACTGTGGTAAATTTGGATTAGATGTTGTAGCACTCAGTGATGGTTGATTTCCACCGAAATTTGCGGGTCTTGGTGATATTAATGGCATTTTCCAATCACTCAAATTTTGATTGAAAGTACCACCAGTTGCAATACGATTTGGGTCAATATACAAAAATGATGTGGCAATTGATACATTACACACGTCCCAAGTACTTATATCTTGATTGAAATTGGGACAATTTCTGAACATATTCTGTATATTTGTAACATTACTGACATTCCAACCTGACAAAGGTTGATTGAAAACAGGGTATGTTTCACCAGTAAAGGGTAAGACCGTTATCCTAGATAAAAAATTAGGGAGGTTAGTGACACTAGATACATCCCAAACTCCAATTCCAGGATCGTTAAACCATTGAGAATTACTGAACATAGCACCGAGATTAGTGACATTACCCATCTCCCATAAATGAATATTATCAATTAACCCTGAATTCTGAATTGTCCCTGCTCTATCAGAAAATTTAAAACAATCTGAAAACCATGAAATACACTCAGTTACATCGGTCATATTCAGACTGCCAGTAACTGCGGAAAATTCACAATTACTACAACCTTGGAATGCACCCCTTGTTTGAATAGCTCCGTTGTTGATCTGTAACGGACCCCATTCTAAAACTTTTACTATTTTAAGTGCATTTACACTATCCCCCGAAAATGACCACCCTTTTATAGTTCCAGTAATGGAAATTGTGTATGTACCAGGATTTGTATATGTATGAGAATTATCACTAAAACTAGTGATAGTATCCGATGTACTATCACCCCAATCAACCACACAATTATAGTCGCCATAACTTACGAGGGGTAATTGAATTGTTTCATTATTTTCTATAGTTGTCCATTGGGACCTAAATGTTGGTTCAACAAAACCTTGAGTTTTGGTGGGTGTAGGTGTTTGTGTATTGGTCGGAGTGTTGGTATTAGTTGGCGTTACAGTAGGTGTTAAAGTGTTAGTCGGAGTATTTGTTTGAGTTCGAGTTGGTGTTGGTGTTTGAGTTGGAGTCGGTGAAGGTGTGACACCAATCATAGAACATAATTGTACGTCAGTTATTGTAGTTCCATCGGTTTGATAAAAAATGTAATATTTTGTCGTTACAGATGAAGAATCGGCTATTGCTTTGTAACGATCTCCACTACCTTGTATAGGTTGATTTGTATCTATATCATAAATTTGGTCCCCAGGTCTCAATTCATTTAAAGGGCTGAGAATATATCCATAAAGTATAGCACTTTCAGTAGTCAAAAGATCACAAGCAGATCGAGCCGATGAACTACCGCCCACTGGAAATTCATTTGAATATACAGTATATTTAATGGGCAAAGTAGATGATGGTGTGACCGTAGAGGTGTTAGTCGGGGTTTGAGTCTGTGTTTGGGTAGGTGTTGTTGTAGGGGTATTTGTGGGTAAAATTTGATTACACGAAGTGACACTAGTTATTATAGAACTTGAATTTTGATAATAAATTACATAACCTGTTGTTGAGTTGTCTTGTGTTGAACTCAATGCCCTATACCTATTTGCAACTCCTACAACTATGGGTTCATTAGTCGCGACATCAAAAATTTGATCGCCTGACCCAAGTTCCGACAAAGGTTTACGAGTGTAACCAATTAAAATTAATGAAGTACCGCCATCACGTAAATCAGAACACGCAGTTGTAGAGTCTGTTTGTAACGTTAAAGTGTCCGAATAGACATAATATTTAGTAACAGAAGCTGTTGTACTCGGAAAATCAATTGTATTTGTTATGTTTTGACCCTCACTTGCGGTTAATAAGGTACCCGTTATGTACCAAACATTGATTACCTCACTAGGTAATATCTGTTGATTATCTATTAATATATTATCACCACATCTTCGATAACTAATTGAACTAATTTGAGATAATGTATTTTGGATTGTTGACTTTTTACAAAACATACTTTTAAAATTTACTATAAATACAAACGCAATAGAAAATCGTTGAGTTAAAGAATACTTACAAATAAATTTTTAATCAAAAAACTTTATTCAAAACTAAAAATTCCGTAATTAAAAAGTTTTCAGAATTTGTACTTGAAAACTGAACAGTTATCTCTGAGTGTTTGTTAGAGTTGGTGTTGGTGTTGGAGTATTTTACACATAAATAACATTAACACAAGGACATTGTGGTGAAACTGAATTCACTGTAAAACCACTTACACATTCACCTTGTTGTAATACAGGACTTAAATTAAAGTTGTGAGTATGGTCGTTTTGTTTTATTGTTTCGGTACCACTAAAAATGGTGCCCAAATCACCATAAGCGGTACCCGAAACAACATAGTCACACACGGCATTTCCATTTTGAGTAAACCCAGGATCATCAAAAACTTTCAAATTAAAGTTACTACAACCCCCTAGATTTACTTCCAAATATTGGGTTGTGAATGTCGCACAAGTCGGGGTATTCGTCGGTGTGTTTGTGGGTGTTTGGGTATTAGTAGGTGTTTGACTATTTGTCGGTGTTTGTGTTATTGTGTTAGATGGAGTGTTTGTAGGTGTTTGACTATTTGTTGGTGTTTGTGTATTGGTTGGTGTTTGAGTCGGAGTATTAGTTGGGGTTGCCGTCGGAGTTGAATCAAGACACGTAAAACAATAAGCGTTCAAGAAATCGTATTTTGGTTCTAATATTCTTGCATTATGTTGTATTTCAGGTATAGTCAAAGGTTTAGCATACATCGAAAAAGAAGAAATTCCCCCATCAAATGACCCTGCAAAATTCTGTTCAATTAAAATATTAGTAGTTAACGCACTTAAACTTGTTCCACTCAAGATGTTTGGTGGGAATAATTCAGGATCTTGAATATAATAATTTAAATCATTGGTAGGAATAGCACTAAAAATTAAATTCTCGTGTAGTCCTTGTGTACCTCCACCCCATGAAATATTAAATGGAACCCCCACTTGAGTTTCTTTATGGCCATAAAGTCCTCTCGGAATAATTTCTTCGACATTGTCAAAAGTTTCGAATAATTTACCATTTACAAAAATTTTGAATTTTCCTTTACGGAAACCTTTTTCCAATAACCACTCATTGTTAAGTTGTACCAACTCTTCTTTTTCAGGATTTAATTGGTAATGTGTTATTGGCGGTGAAATTAATGAAACTGAATTACTATCTGTAGATGCTGTGAATACTAAATTAGAAATTACACCTAAACCACCAAGGTAAACTAAATCACATTCATCCAATGCCGTATTTCTTTCAAAAACCACATCAATTAAAACCCAATGTTCATCTAATGAATAAGTCGTTCCACTACATTCATCGTATATTCTTTTTGTAGTACAATAGTTGTTAATTGAGTATCCTGTTTGAGATTCGAAACCTGTGGTTTCACAACTACCACTAGTTATACAATCACCCGTCATAGTTAAGGTTCTAATACATATTTTTGGATTGGTTGGATCACCGCTAAATCTTATGGCAAGTGCGTTGGACATCCCGTTATAGGCTGCATCTTGTTCTGCTACAGGGACTTGTGGTTCATCAGGACAACAAGGACTTTCCGTGTAGTGATAATCTGTAACCCCAGTAGGTGGATACACAAAATAACAATCGGAATTATTGTATTCTAAAAAATTTAATTTATCAACAATCCAATATTGAAAATCTCCTTTTCCAACACGATAGGTTGTAACAAATTGTAAAGAACTTGTTTCAGCTGAATACCCAATAACATTACCTGTTAAAAAAGCAAGTTCGTTATGATATACAACACAAGTATCCCCTGAAGTCCATAACAAATCCTGGCCAACTTGAATTGTCGCACCTGAAACACTCAAGTCAAAATGAGATGTGGAGTTAGTTGAGTATCCTAGATTTAGTGTTGTACAATCACAAGTTGTTAAATCTTTTAATCTTTTAGTTACCCGATCATAATCAGGATCTGTGGGATTTTTTCCTTGTGCAAAATGCCAATATTTGTTTTCGGCACGAGTACCTAAGTAGAAAAAAATACCCGAATTGTTTGGGTAATATTGGTTTAGAGTTGTTTTACCTGATGGCGTTGAATACTGATTGTATATCCTTGGTTTCAGTGTCATTTCAACTGTCCAACCTTTGGTATATCTTTCAGGTAGTATTTTATAATTATACCCGAAAAGTTCATAAAAACCTTGATAAAATCCTCCGTAAAGTTCATTGTAAACTCCAACTGTATTAGCTGTATACGATACCATTTCATAGGCAGTTTCTGCGGTAATTCCCGAAAATCTATGATTTGGATGGTTCGTATATCCGGTTACTTGAAATAATTTTAATCTTCTATCAAATTTTAATCGATCGAACTTTTCACTATCGTCCAATAACCCTTCAGTATATGAGATACTTTGACCTGTCATTCCTGTAACTAATCCATTGTCAGTACCTGTCAAACCTATATCACAAATACTTTTTCCTGAAAAACAATCCAAAATATAATCATAAGGATTATAATAGTTTTCAGAAACTATTACGTTTTCCCTTTTATACTCACCAAATGGTAAATCTATTTTCTGAGATGATCCTGAAAAATTTAAATCAATTTTTACAGGTAATACATCACCATCATTAGCACCAATAATTAATGGCGAAAAAACAACTTCTTCATTGTATTGTCGTTCATCATTGGCTAAAGAGATATCCGAAATTTGTAATACAGGTTGTAAATACAACTTTGATTTGACATATTGATTGATGTTTTGATAAGCCATATGAATAAATACAATTAGAAAGTATTTATATTAAAAAAAATTATGATTCAATACGGAGAGGAATATTTTTTTAACAATATGTATTTCTTTATGAAGAAAAACATCGACTCTATCGATGTTTATTATTCGAACGGGAAAAATTTATCCGAATCTAGACGTGACGAGGAAATTATGTCTTTCCCACATTCTTCAGAAAAAAATTTAAAGTTGATTTTCGAAAAAATACAAAAATCCAAAAAAAGATTTTCTAAGAAACAAATTCAAAAGATTTTATCGAAGATTAAACCTAGTAAAAATGGTGAAATAGATGAATTGGTGGACTTTGACGGTAGTTTGAGTAATTCAAAAATTCCAATACATGATCCGAAAATGTCTCCAAGGAAAACTATGGACCAAACAGTATACGCAGTGGCTCAACCAGGAAATCCCGTTATGAGAGGATACCGAGTTTATTGGGGCGAAAGTGTTCAAAGAGAAGAAGATATGTCCAAAGCATTTGGATGGGAAGAAACAAAAGACCTATCTCCAAAAGAAACGGTAGATACTTTAGAAGATATGGGAGTTGAGAATCCTGAAGAAAGAGCTTTAGAGTTTGGTAAAGTCATCAAAGTGAACAAAAAGAAATTACCAGGTTCTGATATTCGTATGATCGTTAAGGAAAGAAAAAATAAAATGAAAGATGTGGTAGAAGACATTCTAGCTAAAAGACATTCTAGTGGAGATATCAAAAATAAAGAAGTTGAAGTATCCGCAGTCTTGAAAAAGAACCTAAAATCTTTAATTAGCATGGCAAAAAAAGAAGGGTTAGAAATGTCTGACATTATAAAAATGGTAAAAAATTCAGATAATGAATAGTCAATTGTATGATAGAAAATGGAATTTTCCCGAAGATATGAGAAATCATATGAAAATTTGTTTTGCTAAAGTGAAAAATGCAGATCAAAATACGGAAGGGTATAATCGAAACTTACGATTACAGAAAACTCAACAAGTATCATACCCTGAATTAAAAAGGATTAAAAATTTTTTTGATACCTTTCAAGGTCATAACGTAGATGCTCCTTTTATTTTGAATGGTGAAAATAAAATGAAAGATTTTGTTAACACTTGTTTATCAAATGCTAGACAAAGTATACAGGGGTCGGAAAAAATTAAAAGGGACACCGGAATGGATAATGAGTTCATTCAAGTACCAACCGCAGATATCAACCTTAACATCGCTAAAACAACACCAAAAAAAACAAACATACAACAATACGATTTGAAAGTAACAGAAAATCTTAAAAGAATAAACGAAATTTTCAGTAAAATTTAAAAACTATGGCACTAGAACCACTTGATTTTTCTCAACCAGAAAACAGACTTACAACAATTGCCGATGTTGAGAGAAAAAAAAACATTGTAAAAAATGATTTTAAACAACAAGGAAACGAATATTCATCAACCAACCCTGCGGCAGTTGGGGATGGTGATGAAATCGGTAGAGGTACGGGATCTTACTTGGACGTATACAATGAACAAGCAGGCACCTCTGTTGACATTTTGGAACGTAAGTTAAACATTAAATTCAATTTATATCAACCAAACAAACCATACAGAGTTGAACAGTAATGAAACTTATTGAATCTCTATATCATCTAATTTTAGAGGCCGCGTCTATTAACGATATTCGACAGTCTATAGAAAAAAAACAAGTGTGTACAATCTATTACACAGGAGATGAACCTGGTGGTAGAGGTTTAAGAGAAATTGAGCCACTATGTTTGGGTTATTCTAAGGCAAACAATTTAGTTTTAAGAGCGTGGGACAAAACAGGTGCTTCACACACAGGATATTTAGGTTCTCAACCTTTACCAGGATGGAGGTTATTTAGAGTCGATAAAATCACAATGTATAAACCTTTGCGAACAAATTTTAATCAACCTAGACCAAATTACAATTTTAATGGTGACAAAAGTATGAGTAGGATTATTATTAATGCAAAGTTTAACGCACAAACAGTATAATATGAATCAAGACCTATTACAGAAGTTAGCAGTCGCTAAAAAAATTATGGATAAACAAAACGAAATGCCACGAGGTAATTCACCTATGAGTATTTCGTCACCTAGTGTTCAAAGTTTTGAACCTATCAACGCAAATTATAACATCCCACAAGAATTTTTGCAGGAACAAAAACAAGTACCACAACAAAACTCGAACGTTCCAATGTCCCAAAAAATTCAAAATTCTAAATTACCAGATGAGATCAAAAGACTGATGTTGGAACACCCAATCGAACAACCACAAACACAACCTGTATTGTCAAATGAACTAGTGGAAGCCGCAGCTAGGTTAATGAAAACCGATGCCGCTGGTAATACAAAAGGGGAACCAAAAAAAATTCAATCTAATTTTGATTACAATACGTTGAAATCCATGTTGAAAGAAACGATTGAAGAGGTTCTCACTGAAAAAGGACTTTTATACGAAGAAAGTTCATCGACTAAACAAGTGTTAACGTTTAGGGTCGGGAGTCACGTTTTCGAAGGTGTTGTAACAAAAATTAAAAAGGTTAAGTAAACACTTTTTTTATTCATCGTTTTTCTTAGTTTTTAAGTCTAAGAAATAACTATGCAAAAATCAAAGATTAATATTTTAGTATTACCTTCAGATACTACAGGAGTTGGTAAATTTAGGTCATTAGATCCGCACATAATGTTACAAAATATGTACGGTGATGAATTTCATATTGACATTGATTATCAACCTCAACTCAATGACATAAATTTTTGGAAAAAATACCAAATAGTACATTTCCATCGAACCATTGGTCAAAACTACGATGTTTCTGCCAACCTTATTAAAATGGTTGGTCAATTGGGAATAAAAACAATAATGGATTTGGACGATTATTGGCTCCCAACAAAAGACCACCCCATTCACGATTTAGTCGTATCAAATAAAATTCATGAAAAAATAATAGAAAACCTTAAAGTTAGTGATTATGTTACGACGACAACGAGTCTTTTTGCTCAAGAAATGTCGAAACACAACAAAAATGTGGTCGTATTTCCAAATGCAATTAGTAAAACAGAAACACAGTTTAATGCAGTTACAGAACCATCAGATAAGTTAAGATTTGGATGGTTGGGTGGATCATCTCACTTACACGATATTACTATACTTGAATCAATTTTTTCTCGTATGCATGAATTCAAAGACACTACTGAAGTGTATCTTTGTGGTTTCGACATTAGAGGTAGTGTTACCGAAATCAACCAACAAACAGGTGAACAGAAAAAAAGGGATATTAAACCTCACGAAACGGTGTGGTACAAATACGAACAAGTTTTTACAGACAATTACAAACTAATTTCACCCGAATATCATAATTTTCTTATGAGATTTAAAGAAGAAGATGATAGACAATTTTCTCACGAATTTTACAAAAGAGTTTGGACAAGACCTATCCAACAATACGCAAAAAACTACGCAAAGTTTGATGTATCGTTAGCTCCAATTAAAAATCATATATTCAATAGGATGAAATCTCAATTGAAAGTAATTGAGGCTGGTTTTTATAAAAAAGCGTTAATTGCGTCGAATTTGGGACCTTATACTATAGATTTGACTCACGCCCTAGACAATGGTATATTTACAAACGGAAACGCCCTTTTAGTAGATGAAAACAGAAATCATAGTGATTGGTTCAAATTTACTAAAAAACTTATCCAAAATCCAAATTTTGCAAAAGACTTGGGTGAAAGATTATATGAGACAGTACACGAAAAATATAGCTTAGAAAAAGTTACAAAAGATAGAGCAGAATTTTACAAATCCATACTATGATAACACAACAAATAAATAAAATCCTTTTTTTTGACATTGAAACCGTAGGTTTATTCAGGAACTACGAAGAACTAGAGAAGAATAATGAAATGTTATTAAAACAATTTCATAACTATTTCGACTGGTTTTTAAAAAGATTTCCTGAAGATAAGGAATTACCTAAAGAACAAGTTTTTATTAACAGAGCGGCGCTTGTACCAGAATTTTCGAAAATCGTTTGTGCAAGTTTTGCATTTGTCACACCTGATGGTAAAGTTCACAAACAGACCATTTCAGGTGATGATGAAAAACAAGTATTGTTAGAAATAAATCAATTGTTTAATAAAGTTCAAAAATCTGATTTTTGGTTGTGTGGACATAATGTAAAAAATTTTGATATACCACACCTTCTTAAAAGAATGGTAATTAACGGAATAAAACCATCTACACTTTTACCTAGTTATGAAACAAAACCTTGGGAAATTAGAGCAATTGACACAATGGATGTTTGGAAATTTGGTAATCCCTTTGGTTTATCTTCTTTGGAATTGATGTGTGCTGCTATGGGGGTACCTTCCTCCAAGGAAGGTGAGATCACTGGAAATCGAGTACATGAAGCATATTGGGAATACAATCAATTGAATTTGATTGTTGAATATTGTGAACGTGATGTATTGGTTTTAGTAGATTTAATAAAAAAACTTAAAGAGTTGAAATGATGAAAGATTCAGATTTAAATGAAAATAAAGAGGACTTTGACTTTGATTTAGATTCAACACTTGATCAATTACATGAGGAGTTGAAAGAGTTGTCACGTAATCTCGAAGAAAATGGAGATAATGAATTATCTAATTTATCAGAAAAACTTGGTGTAGATTTTGAAAAACTAATAGAAACTCTTTCTTCGAGTGAAAATTCAAACATAATTAGTGAAAATGTTTTTGATGGTCGAATTAGATTGAACTATGTTAAAATTCATCCAGATGCTGTTGACCCAAAATACAATTATGGAACTGATTCATGTTTTGATTTACACTCAGTTATAGATTATGAGTTGGGTGGATTTCAAAGAGCTTTGATACCGACTGGTTTAAAGTTTGACATTCCAGCGTATAATGAACTTCAAGTGCGAACTAAAAGTGGACTAGCAATCAACCAAGGGTTGGTAGTATTAAATAGTCCAGGAACAATAGATTCAGGTTACAATGGTGAAATAAAAGTAATAGTTTATAATACAACGTCTGAATCAATTTTTATAAAAAAACAACAAAAAATTGCTCAATGTGGACTGTATCCTGTTTATGTTGGATCTGTAGTCATTTTACAACAACTAGATAGTATACAAGAAAAAGACAGAGGGGCAAATGGTTTTGGTTCAACAGGAATTTAATTATGATAACAGTAATATATTCAACACATAAAGATTCAAATTATAACAAATCTTTTAAACACAATCTAACAAAAAGTATTGGAATTAAAAATTTCGAAATACTTGAGTATGAAAATTTTAATCAATATTCACTTGCTGAAGTTTACAACCGAGGGATACGTAAGTCTAAATACGAAATAATTGTCTGTATTCACAATGATATTAGATTAGAAACTGGATGGGGTAAAAAACTACTCAAAAATTTTGAGGATAACCCTGATTATGGTATTATTGGGAAAGCAGGTTCTTGTTATTTTCCCGAATCAGGAGTTTATTGGGAAAAAATGCACCAAACAATGGTTGGTCAAGTTTACCACCATCCCGAAGGTCAACATAAATTTTTAAGTAGATATTCAACAAAACTACCTGAGTTAATTCCTGTGGTTACAATCGATGGATTGTTTATTTCATTTAATAAAACAAAAGTAAAACATCAATTTGATGAAACAATTGGTAGATTTCACTTTTATGACCATTCGTTTTGTTTACCAAATTATTTAGATGGGGTTAAAATTGGTGTGACATCATCATTTGACATTACTCATCAATCCATAGGACAACCCAACCAAGAATTTTTTGAGACTAAAGAAAAGTTTATAAAAAAATTTGGTTCGGTATTACCATTAGACTTGAAACCAGAAAAAATATATGTTGAAGAGGTTAACGAAAAACCATTAAAAAATATTGGTAAAGTGGCGGTAGTAATCCCAACTAAGGGAAATGTGGAAATGTTATTTGATTGTGTCAGATCTTTTTTTGAACATTGTAATCATAACCTATTTACAATTTTTATTGCTGATACAGGGTCAAACGGAAATGAAAAAGATTGGATCAGACAAAATATTTTAACAATGGGTAATGTTGAATTGATAGAGTATGACTACTATAATTTTGCTAAAATTAATAATGACGTTGTTAGAAATCACATAAGTGAAGATTATTCTTTTATTTTATTTTGTAATAATGATATTAAATTAATGAACAATGTAATATACAACATGTTGACAATTTTTAAGGAAAACGTAAATGTTGGTACTGTTGGTGCGAGACTTCACTTCGATGATAATACCATTCAACACAGTGGTATTATGATTAATACAGATGAGAATGGTGGATTACGTCTCGGTCATATTGGATATCAGTCATATTATAATTTCATTAATAATAACACAACTATACTTGGGAACACAGGTGCTTTATTAATGATTAGGAAAAATATTTTTGTTAAGTGTGGGATGTTCAATGAAAATTATGTAGAATATTTTGAAGACGTTGAATTAAATTTAACTAGTATACTTTTAGGTTATAAAAATTATATTTCTGGTAAATCTGTTGCAATTCATTATGAATCTAAATCAAGGAATGAGGTTCCAGGTATTTATGAAAGACAACAATTGGATGGTAAAAGATTATCCGAATTTTTCAACAAACACCGACATAAATTATTTACAAATGGAAGATAAAATAACATTTATTATACCGTCATTGAATAGGCCAACAATTATTAATTCCATTGAATCACTATTAAAACAGACTAAACCGAATTGGGAGTGTGTAGTTATTTATGATGGGGTTGATGGTCCTGATTTTAATGATGACCGGATTAAAGTACTTAAGATAACTAAAACAGGTACAATCGGTCCTTTTAATGGACAATCAGGACTAGTCAGAAATTTTGGTATCAAAGAGTCTAAAACTAAATGGATTGGATTTTTAGATGATGACGATACCATACATAAAGACTATGTAAAAGATTTATTCGATAAGTATTCTAACTATGATTTCGTGGTTTGGAGAATGGTCTACACTGATGGTCGAATATTACCCCCACCAAATAATGATGATTTGTCATTTGGAAGTGTTGGTATTTCTTTTTGTTTTAAAAATAAATTTGAAAATCTATTATTTGATAACAACAGGAACGGTGAAGATTATGATATGGTAACAAAATTAAAATCACTAACTTCAAATTTTATAGTTACGCCTGAAGTATATTATAATGTAAGACACTAAAATAAATATTAACTATTTACCAAAGAATGTTTATATGATTAACATAATAGAAATAACTAATGAAAATCAATTAACGAATAGTTATATTTTAACTTCTGAGGTGATGTATAAAAAAAATCATTAAAGACAATTAATTATGAAAATTTTAATTAAATTTCCCACAAGAGGTAGACCTAAAAAATTTCTAGAAGTTTTAGATATGTATTATAGTTTTTTATCTGATATAGATAGAACAATATTTCAAATAACAATCGATGAAGATGATATATTAATGAATAACAATAATGTAATTGATAAATTAAAAAATTATAAAAATTTATTTTATAATATCGGTATCAGTAAAACTAAAATTCACGCTGTTAATAGAGATATTATTGTTGGAGATTGGGATGTATTATTATTAGCGTCTGATGATATGATACCAATAAAAAATGGTTATGATGATATAATACGAAAATATATGATAGATAAGTATCCTGACACTGATGGGGTATTGTGGTTTTATGATGGGAATCGAAAAGATTTAAATACCCTATCTATTTTAGGTTCAAGATATTATCAAAGATTTAATTATATCTACAATCCTGATTATAAATCGTTATGGGCCGACAATGAATTTATGGCAGTTGCGGATATATTAAATAAACAAACATTTTATGATGAAGTAATTATACATCACCAACATCCTGATTGGGGATATGGTAGTAGAGATAAAGTTCATACTCTAAATAATATGAATGACACATATGATAAAAATGTCTTTTTATTAAGAAAAAAAAATAATTTCTATTTATGAATACACATTTAATTGTTTTTGGAACTGATGATTATAAAAATTCAATATCATCGTTGATAAAAAGTTCGGAAAATTATTTCGATATTACTCATGTTTTTAATCTAAATGATATTGACGAAAACTTTAAAAATAAAAATAAAAATATTTTAGAACAAGGTAGAGGTGCGGGTTATTGGTTATGGAAACCATACTTTATACATAAAGTATTGTTAGATTCGAATGATGGTGATGTTATTTTTTATGTCGATGCTGGAAATATTTTCATAAACGACCCATCACTTTTATACGAAAAATTATCTGAAAATAATGATATAATATTATTTGATAATAGAGATGGGATGGCTGACGGAGAACCACCTCCAAATAAAGATTGGACAAAAAAAGATACATTTATTTTAATGGGGTTAGATGATAGTAAGTATACTGATGGTCCACACGTTAATGCGTCATATCAGATATACAAAAAATCCCCAAAAACAATAAGTTTTGTTAAAGAATTATTAGAATGGTCTCAAAATGAAAACATTTTAACAGATATCTCAAACATTACAGGAAACAATTATCCATCATTCAAAGACCATAGACACGACCAAAGTGTTTTATCTTTAATGGCGTTAAAGTACAACATTAATCTAGAAATCGATCCATCTGAATGGGGTAATAAATGTGGTATAAGGAAAACTCCTCAGTTATTTCTACACCATAGAGATAGAAATTTTATACTATGATAGATTTTTTCGAAAAAAATAAAAAAAATAATTTAAATGAAATTTATGAATTATTTTTAAATGAATATAATAACGATTTGACATTAATTAATCATCGAACTTATATTGAAGATAATAATTTAGGATATGGTGAAAAACCATTTCATGTTATTTGGAGAGAAATTGTAAACTCCCAAGCTAAAAAATTTAAATTTTTAGAAATAGGAGTTTATAAAGGTCAAGTTTTAAGTTTAGTTAAACTCTTGTCCGATTTAAAAAATAAAGAATGTGAATTTTATGGTGTAACACCTTTGAGTAATGTGGGAGATAAATATTCAAAAAATTATGATACTGTAGATTACGTTTTAATCATAGAATCATTATTTAAGAAATTTAATTTAGAATTTAATTTAAACACAAACATAATCAATGGGAGTTCTGTTGAGGAAGGTATAAAAAATAAGGTTAAACAATTAGGTATTTTTGATGTTGTTTACATCGATGGTTGTCATGATTATGATTGTGTTGTTTCTGATATATTATTAATGAAAGAAATTACAAAAAATGGTTCTTACATTATTATGGATGACGCATCTTGTTATAAACCAATAAATCGAATCGGAGCACACTTGGGACACCATGACGTATGTAATGCTGTAAGGGACCATATTGAAAATGATAATTGTTTTGAAGAGGTTATTTGTGTTGGACATAATAGAGTATTTAAAAAAATAAAATGACAAAAAATAGTATTACATGTGTATTGACTACACATAATAAAGAAAATTTAATTGAATTGGTTTCAAACGGTATTGTTCAAAACGTATCTGATTTGACAAAACAAATTGTTGTTGTTTTTGATGGATGTATAGATAATACTGAAAATTTAACGAAAAATATCTTTAAAAATTTCAAAGGAGTAGTTGATTATATTTATACTGATGATGTTTTTGAACTGAAAGCTAATAATGCCGGATTAAAAGTTGTGGAATCGGAATATGTGATTTTAATTCAAGATGATATGGTAATAAAGGAAAAAGATTTTGATAAAAGAATGTTAAAACCTTTTTTATTCTTTTTAGATGTTTTTGCTGTAACATCACAAACCGCACATAATAATATAGTCATTGGTAATACTTTATCTACGGTTGATGAGGCGGATAGACGGCGTGGATACCCTAGAGATAAATTTGCAATCAGAGAGATTGCGAATAGAGGTCCTTTAATGTATAACTACAGTGACTTAGTTAAATTAAATTTTTTTGATGAATTTTTATGTCCAAATTCATATGATGACCACGATATTTCTTATCGTGCTTACAAAGAATTAAATAAGATTAGTGGTTTATATTGGATTGATTATAATTCTGAACCTGGATGGGGTACTGGTAGACAAAAAAATCAACATATACATAATACGGCACATCACAGAAATTCAAAAATAATAATTGAACGTCATTCAGATGTTTTAAATGGTGTAATTAAAAATGAAGATAGAAATTTGAATTAAATAATGATATACGTATTTGATTTAGATAACACTTTATGTGACACAAAGAAAAAAGACGATGGTAATTGGGATTACTTGAATGCTAAACCATTTATAGATAGAATTAAAATGGTAAATGAATTATATGATAATGGTAATCGTATTATTGTAGAAACCGCAAGAGGCTGTGTTTCAAAAAAGAATTGGTATGAACAAACATATCATCAGTTAGTTAGTTTTGGTTTAAAGTTTCATGAATTAAGAACTGGTGTTAAATTTAATGCAGATTTTTTCATCGATGATAAAGCAATAAATTCAAACGATTTTTTTAATGGGAATAATTAATCGAGTTATAAAAAAACAACCTAAATTTATAAAAAAAATTTATTATGATTTAGTACCATTCAAATATAGATACGGTAAAACGTTTTTAGATACTTGTGACTTTTTAAATGAAGTAGATAAGTGGTCTTACAATAGGTCAGTAGAACACCAATTTGACCAATTAAAACAGATTTTAAACCACTGTAATCAGAATGTACCATATTACAGTAAACTATTTGCAAATTACGGTTTTAATCCGAACATACAATCGTTTGATGATATAAAAAAATTACCGTTACTCACTAAGGATATTATCAACAATAATTTTGATGATTTGATTTCCAAAAATTTTAATGGTAAAAAAATAATGTTTAAAACATCGGGTTCTACAGGAAAAAGATTAAGATTTTATGGTGAAGACTCAATGTATAAAAAAGAAGCGGCATATATCTTACATAGTTTTAAATCACATAGTGGGGACCTTTATGATAAATGGACAATATGGATTAGAAGGCATTCCCCTAAAGATATGAATGATTTAGTTGTGAGAGACTATGAACTTAAACGGATTTATATCTCACCATTCCATTTAAATGATGATACTATTTTTTACTATGTTAATTTAATCGACCAAAGTAAATCAACAACTATTGTAACATACCCGTCAACCGCATTTTGGTTATCCTGTTTGTTTGAAAAACACAACATAAGGTTACAACATGTAAAATCAATACATGGGGCATCTGAAAAATGTTTAGATGTGTGGAGAGATAAGATAAAACAGGTATTTGGTTTTAATTTAAAAATGCATTATGGTCAAGTTGAAAAGGTTTCTTTTATGTATCAATCTAATAATAGTGAATATTACCATAATGATTTAACATATTCATTTACCGAATTTGATGAATCAAAAACTATTATTGGGACATCTTTTCTGAATTATGTGATGCCGTTTATTCGTTATGAGACAAATGATGTGGTCACATTAAATGAGAATGTGGAATATGATATTTCAAGACCATTAGTTGTTTCTAAAATAGATGGTAGGGTGGATGATATGATTGTTTCAGAAAATGACACGAAAATACCCTCTGTCAACTTTTACACAGTAATGTCAAAAAGAGAAGAGATTAGTATGTTCCAACTCTACCAAAAATCAGATAAATCGTTATATTTTAAAATAGTAATTAACTATAATTTTAACGATTCTGTTTTGGATAAACTTCGTGACGAAATTGTTAAAAGGGTGGGTAATTTACCATTACAATTTGAAATTGTTAATGAAATACCAAGAGACTTAAACACTGGTAAAATAAGGTGCGTAATAACGGAATTAAAATGATAAAAACTAATAAAAGATTAGAACTAATTAATGAATATAAACCATCAAAAAGAACTGTTGATGGTGATATAAAAAAATTAGATTGGAATGAGTGTAACTTACCTTACAATGAGGAATATACTAATATCTTATTATCATCATTGTCCTCTGTTAATTATAGTGAATATCCAAACATCAACAATGAAAATTTAATAAAAAAATTAAGTCTTTATTGTGGTGTTGAATCAAAAAATGTCCAAATTTTTAATGGTTCCGACTCCGCATTACACAACATATTTACAACATTTTTAAATTCTGAGACAAATGTGTTAATTTATTATCCGAATTATAGTCAAATTGAAACATATATTAAACTTTACTCGGACAATGTAAATCACTCTAACATATACAACCCATTTGGTCAACACGAATATAATTTTTACGATATCATTCACAACGATGTAATTTACATTAGTAATCCAAATAACCCAACTGGGTTTTGTTTAGATGTTAAAGTCATTGAGCGTTTATTAACTATCTACCCAAATAAATTATTTATCATTGACGAAGCATATTACGAATTTTCAAAAAAATCCTGTTCAACATTAGTCAAGACACATGGTAATTTAATTGTAACTCGAACTTTTTCTAAAGCGTTTTCACTAGCGTCAATCAGATTAGGTTATATTTGTGCGAATGAAGAATTAATTAATTCAATAAATAAAATTAGAAATAGTAAAGAAGTCAACTCTTTTGCACAAAAATTGGGTGAAATTGCTTTGGATAATATAGAATATATTGAAGATCGGGTGAATATTATTATTCAAAATAGAAAAAGATTTGAACAAATATTAAAAAATAACAATATTGAATTCATAAAATCTGAATCAAACTTTATTTTAATTAGGGTTCTTGATAGTAAAAGAGTAATCGAAGATTTGTTTAATCAAAAGATATTAGTTAGAGATAGAGGTATGTTTTTTGGTTTAGACAATACAATTAGGATTACCATAGGTGATTGGGAGGATATGGAAATAATAATAAAAACAATTTTAAACAAAAATGAATACTAATAAAATATCATTAATTGGTTTAGGTAAACTTGGTTTACCATTATTAGCCACATTTGGTAAGAATGGTCAAAAAATAATTGGTATTGATGTTGATATAAATAAAATCAACACACTTAAGAATAATGAGTTACCCTTTTATGAGACAAATTTGAAAGAGTATCTGATAAGCGGTCGCGAAAACATTGAATATTCCGATAATTTCAAATACATAATTAACAAAACCGATATTACCATTATATTAGTTAATACCCCTTCAAATGAAAATGGGGAGTTTTCAAATAAGTACGTACATAATGCTGTAATTAGTATTTGTCAAGAATTAAAAAATTCTGACAAAGAGGACTTCTTATTTATCATAAGTTCAACAGTGATGCCCGGTAGTCATGATGACATTATTAAAATGATTGAGACTAATACAGGTAGGAAATTAAATAAGGGATTTGGTGTTGTATACATACCTGATTTAGTCGCTTTAGGTTGTGTTATTAAAGACTTTGAAAACCCTGATGTAATTATTATGGGTGAGAGTGATTCTAAGTACGGTGATATTGCGGAAAAAATATATTCTAAAATATTAAAAAACAATCCACCAGTTGTTAGGATGTCCCTAATTGAAGGTGAAATAACTAAAATTAGTTTAAACACATTTGTCACAATGAAAATTAGTTTTGCTAATTTTATTGGAAATATTTCAGAAAAATTAAATGTCAACCCAAATAACATAACTAAAGCACTTGGTTATGACAAGAGAATTTCACCATATTACATTAAAAGTGGTTTATCTTTTGGCGGAACATGTTTTCCTAGAGATACGTGGGCATTTATTAAGATGTCGGAGAATCTTGGATTAGACGCCGTTCAGGTTAAAGCAACTCAAAAAATAAATGAAAATCAAAATATAATTCTTTATGACAAGGTAAAAAAATATAAAGACAAAAAAATTGGGATATATGGGTTATCATTTAAACCAAATACATATGTAACCACAGAGTCTCCTGGTAATATTCTTTATGAAAAATTATTAAGTCAAGGGTACGATGCTGTATTCTATGATAAATTAATTTTATCACCTTATACAAATAGATTTAATTCTTTTATTGAAGATTCGGACATTATTGTAATCACACATGATGTCAATAATGAATTTGATAATTTTGATTTAAATAATAAAATAATAATTAACCCTTGGAGAGTGAAAGTATGTACAGATATGATATAATAAACCATTTTATATCCAAACTAAATTTAAAAACATATTTAGAAATTGGTGTGTTTGATGGGGAGTGTATAGAAAAAGTAAATTGCCCAATCAAGGATGGGGTAGACCCATCTTTTGAAAAAGGATTATCTATTGGAGTTAATTACAAAATGACATCTGATGACTTTTTTAATAATAATAGAGATAAAATTTATGATATTATTTTTATTGATGGATTACATCATTCTGAACAGGTAGATATTGATATTGAAAATTCTTTAAAACAAACCAATAATAATGGTATTGTGATTCTCCATGATTGTAATCCGCCAACATTAGAACATACTTTAATACCGAGAGTTCAACCTCAATGGAATGGGGATGTTTACAAATCAATATTGAAATTTAGAAAAAATAACAAAAATCATGAGTATTTTACGGTTGATTGTGATTGGGGGGTTGGTGTTATTATGAAAAATTACAAATCGAAAAATGAAGAAAAAAACGCGGATTTTGAAAAAGGTATTGAAAGTTGGGATTATTTTGATTTAAACAGAAACAATTTACTTAATTTGATAACCACAGAAGAATTTCAAACATTGTACTTATGAGTAGGCCAATCTTAAAAACTACTTGGAATGCGGGATTTTTTAGTTGTTGCACTGACATACTAAGACAACTAACAAAATATCACCATAATAATAAAAAACTCCCAATTTTAGATTCATCAGAACAATGGGAGTTGTATAAAGATAACGGTATTGATGACGTTAGTATTTTTTGGTTGAGATTAGTTGAATCTAAAACTGAAGGAGACATTACATCTGAGTTTTTTAATAGATTACCAAATTTTAATGAGTTTGAAAGTGAAAGTTTTTCAACTAATTGTTTATATCCTCAAGTATGTAATGAAGACCAATATAGTCCCTACAATTTAATAAATTTTAATTATACAAATAAAATTGTTGATGCATACTTTACACCATCAAACAAAGTTATTAAATTGTATGATGAACTGATTTTGAAATACAATATTGATTTAAGTAAAACAATATCGGTACTGTATAGAGGTAACGATAAACATTTGGAAACAAATTTACCAAATTACGATGAGGTTCTACAAAAAACATTACAAGTTAAATCAGAATTTCCAAACTATAAAATTTTAATTCAATCCGATGAAATTGATTTTTGTAATTATATGACAGATAATATACCTGAAGTGATAGTAATAGAAGAAACAAAAAAAATTTCAAGGTCTGACACTGCAATACAATATACTTTATCTAAAGGAGAAAGATTACAAACCGCGTTAACCTTTTTATCTGTTATGATGATAGTTTCAAATAGCTCTCAAATAATTTTGAATAGTGGGAATGTTGGTTTGTGGGTTTGTTTATTTAGAAAAAAGTTTGACGGTGTACATCAGTTTTTGAGTAGAATAAACAGTGATGATAGAACTTGGATACAATAAATTAATTGATAAATTATGAAACAATTTAAAAATATATTAGTTTTAGGTGGGGGTGGATTCATAGGTGGACATTTAGCTAAACGACTGAAATCAGAAGGACACTATGTACGTGTTGTTGATTTGAAAAAACACGAGTATTTCAAAGAAAATGAAATTTGTGATGAATTTCTTACTTATGATTTAAGAGATCCTCACAATGTAAAAGCCGTTATGAGGTTGGAAGTTAATAATGGTAACCATCCCCAACCATTTAAGTATCTTAAACAACCTTTTTCCAAAGAAATAGGGTTTGATGAAGTATATCAATTGGCCGCTGATATGGGTGGGGCGGGATACATCTTTACAGGTGAACATGACGCGGATGTAATGCATAATTCGGCAATGATAAATCTTAATGTTGCTCATGAATGTGTGAAAACAAAAGTTGGAAAATTGTTTTATTCATCCTCTGCTTGTATGTATCCTGAACATAACCAACTTAACCCTGACAATCCAAATTGTGAAGAATCATCGGCATATCCCGCAAATCCAGATTCAGAGTATGGATGGGAAAAATTATTTTCTGAAAGATTATTTCTCGCATTTGCACGAAATTATGGTTTGAATGTTAGAATTGCTAGATTTCACAATATCTTTGGTCCTCAAGGAACATGGTTTGGTGGTAAAGAAAAATCTCCAGCGGCCATGTGCAGGAAAGTCGCAGAAATAGATGACGCTACAAAAATAATAGGTCAAACGAGACCTGAATACGAAATTGAAGTGTGGGGGGATGGAAAACAAACACGTTCCTTCTTGTATGTTGAAGAATGTGTAGAAGCCGTTTTACGACTTATGGAAAGTGATTTCACAGGTCCAGTTAATATCGGATCGGAAGAAATGGTTTCAATAAATGAATTAGCTCAGATCGCTATAGATATTTCTAGTAAAGATATAAAAATCACAAACATTGATGGTGATGAATTTGTAAACAAATACGGATTCAAGTGTCCAACTGGTGTGAGAGGTAGAAATTCAGACAATAAACTTTATAAAGAAAAAGTGGGATGGGAAAGTTCTATGACTTTAAGAGATGGTATGAAAAAAACTTACACTTGGATTCAAGAAATGGTAAACAAAAAAAAGTATGGCAAAAGTTCGAATAGCAATTGATATAGAAGGTGTTTTAAGGGATACATTTGAAAAAATAGAACAAATTTACCAAAAGTTCTTTATTGATGAATTAGAGTTGGTCGATGATGATTTCAAATTTGAAATCTATAAACCTTATAACACTAATGATTACCGAAATCATTTCAATTTTAAAAATGACGACGAATATTATAACTTTATGTTCAACGAATTTACTATGCAAATTTTTGGACATGCTCCATCAACTGAGATGGGTACATTTCATATTTTAAATGAAATTTATAAAGAGTATTTTGGTAAAGTAGAGTTTTTGTTAATTTCAAAACAAGTAGGTAAAAGTAAACCAGCAACCTTGTTCTTCGTATCCAAATTCGGATGTGAAATTGAAAAAATTGTTTTTTATAATAACAAAACCAAAAACAAAATATGGAAAGAATTTGATATTTTATTAACAACAGACCCCGAATTATTACAAATTAACAAAAATAAAACTTTAATTAAATTCGAAAAACCTTATAATTCTGATATAAAAATAAAATATTCTATAAGTTCGATCACAGAACTTTCAGAACTTGTAAAAAATTTAATATGATGCTAGACGTTTTAGGAGAACAATACTATCTTAATATCAACGCAATTGATAATTTTATAGATAGACCAGACTTTTCAGGGACAGGTGAAAATCAACATATTTCCGTAATTAAGTTTGAAATAGTAAAAACTTTAACAGATGTTATTTTTTCAGAAATGCAACCCGTTGATGAAAAAATGATCGCAAGTAAAAATTCTAATGATTTAAGTGTTTCTTTCAGATTAGCGTGGAACACTATGTTATTTAATAAATTTATTCAAAAATTATAACAAAATGAGTGAAGATTTAAAACAAAATCTACAGAGGTCTCTTTACAACATAGATACCAAATCGAACAAAATATATTTCTTTGTTCAAGACACTAAAGGAAATGCAAAAGCATCTATTAGATTCATTTATGACATTGCTAGTTCCTTAAGTAAGGATGGATATAAAATTGTTATGTTGTATGAAAAACCTGATTATATGCCAATAGATAGTTGGTCTTTTAGGAAGTACGAAGGATTAGAGTTTCAAGTGATTGAAGGTACAAATTTACAAATTGCTCCTGAAGATATTTTGGTAATTCCTGAAATTTTCGGATTTGTTATGGAACAAGTTAAAAATTTACCTTGTGGTAAGATTGTTCTTTGTCAGGCGTATGATCACGTTTTAGAAACTTTGAGTCCAGGAGCAACATGGCAACAATACGGATTTTATAAATGTATTGCTACTTCGGAGACTCAAAAAGAAGAAATCTCGAAAATAATGAGAAATGTTTCTTTCGATATCATTAGACCTACAATTTCAGATTGTTTTGTTAAACAGACCCATCCACCAAAACCAATTATTTTGGTTCATACTAGAGAACAGAGGGAAGGACTTAATTTGATTAAAAGTTTTTATCTCAAATATCCTCAATTTAGATTTTTCACATTTAGAGACCTTAGAGGTTTAAGCGAGGAGGAGTTTGCAAATGCTATGAATGATGCTTTTTTGGGAGTGTGGTTAGATTCGACATCATCGTTTGGTACCTTCCCTATAGAGTGTATGGCGTCAGGAATTCCAGTAATAGGTAAAATTCCAAATTTGAAACCTGAATGGATGAATGAAAAAAATGGTGTATGGGTTGAAAATACATTACAAATTGTCGATGTTATTGCAGATTTTGCACAAACATGGTTAGAGGATAGTGTTTTACCCACATTGTATAGTGAAGGTGAAACTACAGCAAGTAGTTACAGAATGACTGAAGAATTCGACACTGAGGTTGTCAGAATATTTAACGAGTTTCAAATGAAAAGAAAAGAATTTTTCTTTCAACAATTAAACCAACTAAATCAAAAATAAAATGGAAAGTTTAGATATAAGTGTTATTTTACCTATAAAATCAGGATTGGTTAGAGATTTTGATGAATACTTTGACAAAGCGATTAAATCTCTACAAATACAAGAGGTTTCACTCAATGAGTTAATAATTGTTCATACTGAAGAAGAAACTTTAGTAGAAAAACTAAAAAATTATAATTTTGATAATTTGAATGTTAAATTATTACCTTACACTGAAACCCCAAATTTTCAATCACAACTTAATTATGGTATTGAAAATGCTCAGTCAACATATGTAAGTTTTCTTGAATTTGATGACGAGTATTCTAATGTTTGGTTTAGAAATGTCCAAAAGTATATCAAATTCTATCCTGAGGTGGATGTTTTTCTACCTATAGTTGTGGATGTCGATGATAAAGGAGTGTTTTTAGGGTTTACTAACGAAGCCACTTTTGCTGCTAATTTTTCTCAAGAAATTGGGTATTTATCCAACGAAACACTACTACAGTATCAAAATTTTCAGACATCGGGTTGTGTAGTTAAAAAATCTAATTATTTGGAAATTGGAGGATTTAAACCCTCGATGAAATTGACATTTGTGTATGAATTTCTTTTAAGAATGACATATAATTCCGCGAAAATTATGACAATTCCAAGAATAGGATACAAGCACACCACTATGAGAGAAGGGTCTATTTTTTGGAACTACAAAAATGGTACTACTACGATGACAGAAGATGAAGTCAAATTTTGGATTGCCGCGGCTAAAAAAGAATTTTATTTCAAAGATGACAGAAACATAAAGTTTGATACACAAATGGGTTAATGTCCATCGAGAATATAGAAAATAAGAAACTTAAAAAGGTTTCAAAAGAAAATTATTTTGATCAGAGGGAGGAAGATGCTGTCCTTAAATTTCTTCAGACAGATTCGGCTGAAGAAAGAAATATCATCTATAATACCTATTTAAAGGGCCCCCTAGACAAAATGATATCCTCCATTATTAGGAGGTATAAATTGTATCGTAAAGATATGGATTTTATTGAAATCCATAATGATACTCATGGTTTTTTGATGACTAAAGTTGAGAAATTCAAACCAGCTAAAAATAAAAAAGCATATTCTTACTTTGGGACAATATGTAAAAATTATCTGATGGGTCAAATCATAAAAGACCAAAAAGACACCAATAGAAATGTGTCTTATGAAGATATTTCACCTACTTTGGAGAATAGACCAGATATGATTTATTATTTGGAAAATGAAAAAACAGAAGCCGATGACATCATACAAGTATTTATAACAGATCTTAAATTATATTTGGAATCGGGTAATTTATCAGAAAATGAAGTAAAGTTGGGGATATCACTTTTAGAACTATTCGAAAACTATAAAACAAACTTTGAAGGTACAGAAAATAACAAATACAATAAAAACATTATACTCCTCTCGATTAGAGAAATGACAAATCTTAATACGAAAGAAATAAGATCGTCAATGAAAAAGTTTAAAAAGTTGTATTTAAGTGTATTAAACAAACTAATCGATTAATAATCGTTTTTAAACTATTTATTTGTTATGGCAACACCTAGAAAAAAAGAAATTAATTTATCCAAGGACTCAGTTCTTGCTCTTCTTCAAGAAATTTACAATGAACTTGTTGAACAAAGAACTACCGCAATCAGAGTTCAGAATAAAATGTTATCATTTTTGAAAGATCCTGAGGATATGCAAAGTATTGGCCCTGTATTAGAAAAACAACAAAAAATCATAAATGATGTTGTCGAAAAAAAACTAACTTTAGCTAAACTCCAATCAACAATTTGGGAAAAATCAGTGAATAAACAGTCCGATATGTCATTAACTGATATTGACGAGGAAATGTTACAATCTCTTATTTTAAAAGATGTTGAATCATTAGAGGACGACAAATATAAAATGACCAAATGAAATGGGTGGTGTATATGATGAGCAATGGCAAGGGATCAGGGATGAAATTGAAGCTGTAGCTGCCTATAATGAAGTTCAAAATCAAAAACAAGAACTTGTAAAAAAAAGAGAATCAAACCTAGAAACTGGTTCAAAGAAACTTGTCGAACAATTAAAAAGTATTCAGAATCAAAAAAAAGAATATCAGAGACAAGTTAAAAACAAATTAGACCAACTTGTTGAAGTTCTAAATACAATCCCTGTTCAACAATTTTTAACACAAACGACCTCAGCGATTGCTAGTGTTGAGGGTAGTGTAAGTAGTTCGGGTAGTGCAATTTCAAGTTCATTAGATAAAACTAAGAACAAAGTAGATGAAGCAAAATCAAAAGTAGATTCTGTAAAAAAGATCTTCGTAAAAACTCTGAATAGAGTTAGATCGGAACTACCTGAATTATTCATCGCTGAGGTAATAAATCAATTAGGTTGTTCACAAGAACAAACTTTCTTGGGTAATGATGTTTCTAACCTAACTAATCAAACGGGAGCAAATACCAATTCATTATACATACCAATTCAATCAATTGATTTATTCGGTATCTTACAGACTACCCCAGACTCTAAAGTTGGTAAAATTTTTTATGAAACGGGAACAACATACAATGTACAAGCAAACGGAACCTATCCATTTAATAAGGATTTACATGAGTTGACTCAAACACCAGGACAAACATATTTAGATGCGACTGGTGATTTTTATAATGGAGTTTCAGGTCAACCTTTGTTTAATATAGAATTTACAACAACTGATAATTTAGGAAATCCTGGTGGTTTTTTCAAAATAGATTTAATCAATAGACCTCAAAGTAATATCGTATCACAATTTTTTACAGATTATTATGGAAAATTAGAACTTGTCAATTTACAAAATATATTTGGACAAATTTTTGACGCGATTTGTGGTGCCGTAAGTATACAAATGAATTTGTCCTCCCAACAACTAGAGGTAAAAGGAAAATATCAACTCTTGTTACAAAGAGTTTTGGGTTTATGTTTTGACCAAAGACAAGAGATTGACGTATCGGGTATTGCAAAAGTTTCACCAACTCAAGACGTTGACGCATCTTTTTTTCAATTCAATGAAATAGATTTGAGAGAAATTGATTACACAATCGAAAATTTAAGAAAAGGAGTTGTAGAGTTTCAAGATTGTGATAATGTAAAATTACCTGTCAATAACGAAGAAATAACCAATCAAATATTAAGTGTCTTAAGTGCAAATACTTCTGGAGAGATTTTACAAGCATTTGAATCAGTAGAAAGTACATTTGTTGATAATTTACAAAATAATATAGCAATACCTGGGTTGAATTTAAGATTAGTTGTAGATACTGAATTATTAAAAGCAATACCACAAGCCTTGTATTCTTCTATTTTGACCCCCAAAATTATATTAGGGTTTTATATGATGTTGGCCTCGATTTTACCATCCTATAGACAATTATTAGCAAAAGTTCAAAACATTGTACAATTTTCTGAAATTTTCAGTAAATTATTTATTAATCTGTCATCTAAAGTAATGGCTAAGTTTATCAAAATATTAGTCCAAGAAATTAAGAAGGAAATTGTTTTATTAATGAGAATTATTATAAGAGAACTCAAAAAAAATGGTGCGAAAAAAGAAGCTATCATACTTCAATTATTGACTGTGAGTGGATTATTAGTAAAACTGTTTGGTGATTACAGACGATGTCAAAGTATTATTGACGAAATACAACAAATATTTCAAGTAGCGCTCACAGGAACTAAGATTGAAATTCCCGCAATACTATTACCACTATCTAAATTCAGATCTGGATATTCAGAAGCACGTGCAAATTTGGAAATAGTTAAAGAATTTCAAAAAGTAGGAATCCCAACAGGTGCTATGCCGAGTGGGGCTCCGAATTTTATGACACAATCATTTTTTGGATCTCAACAAGGGTCAGAAAGAGAGAGGGCTTTGAATTCAAAAACAAGTGTTTTAGTACCATTACCACCTGCAATTGGTCTAGGAGCCCCACAACCACCAGTCGAAGCTTGGGGATTAAATATATGATATGATACAGTCATCTAAAATTGATATTGAGAAATTGAATACCATTATCACAGAAATAAAATCTAGTGGTAATAGTGAATTAATTCAGGCTATGGATTTTTTATCTGAAGATTTTGAAGAAACAAAACAAATGATAATAAATCTATCCACACATTTAGACAATGTGGAAAATCTTTATAATAAAGTTCTTCATGAATATAATTTGAGGAATAACTATGAGTAAAATATTATATCCAGCAACGGTTGTTAACAACCAAGACCCAATGTTGTTGGGTAGGGTCAGAGCTTATCCATTTGACCAAAATATCGAATCTGTACTTAAGGGGTATGATTTTGTACCAGACGTAGATGATTGGACTGAAAAAGATCCTTTTATAATTCTACCTCTACTTCCTTTGTTCATCTCTCAAGTACCTGCAGTTGGAGAAAGAATTAGTGTTATTTTACAAAATAGTGAAAGAAGATTCCAAGATGCTTATTACGTACAAGGTGCGTATAGTAGTCCTATGACTATAAAGTATGAAAATGCTCAAGCTGCTGGAAAAAATACTTCATTGGGGTATAGAATAAAACAAAATTTAGCACTTAAAAATAAAAATGGGTCATTCAAAAACGTTAAAAGTTTCGGTGTATTCCCTGAATTAAATGATGTCTCAATACTTGGACGTGGAACTTCGGACGTAATAGTAAAACCAGAGAGTGTTCTTATAAGAGCAGGTAAAACTTTAAGTTTGCAAACTAATAAATTTCCGTTAGCAAATGAAAAAAGAGCATATATTCAAGTTTCTAGTTTTGATACCAAATCTGTAGATCTAAAATCACAAGATTTGATTAAAATTAATCAGTTGAACCAACAAACACAATTACTTATTGAATGGAATATCTATAATTTGGACAATCAACAAAATGCTTTTACAGGCGATATTACTTTGTATAAACTGAAACCAGGTGAAAAGACATTAACAGATAATATCAATTATGATTCAGACTTAACTAATTTATCATATGTTATCTTCTCACAACAATTTATGGGACTTACTTTAGATGATTCTGTTTCAGCAATCAATTCATTTATAAATCAAGTGAATAATGGTTCTATGACTAATGGACCTAGTTTGGGTAACGATAGATTCCCGTTCGCATATAGACCAAATACACAAATAAGAAATATTCTTAAACCTGGTTCAGATGTTAATAACGCAATAATTTTTTCAAATGCATCTTCCTTTATTTCCAAAATAACCTTAAATCCAGGACAAGGTCCCAAAGGTTTTTCATTTGCTTTGGTGAGTAGTAAAGGATCTATAGGTAAACCAAGTGAATTAACTATTGAAACTATTACCCCAAAACAAATAACAAGTGAGTTTGGAACGTTTATGATGAGTGCCGCGGATACTTTAATAATGATGTCCCACAGAACAGGAAATATAGCTTTTGATCCAAAATTATCCCCTAACCCAAACACTATGATGGGGATTACACAACAACAACTACAACAAAATGTTTTACCTAACACCTATGCTATGGTAAGAGGTGACATATTATTTGACTATTTAGAAAAAATATCTCGTTTTCTACAAAATCATGTTCATTCTCACCCAAGTTTACCACCAGATTCCCTTACTTGGGCTGGTGATCAAAAATCAGAATTATTTTCTTTTCCATGGAGATTTAGAGCTCTCAATGAAAATATCCGAATAAATTGATATTTATAATAAAATCTATGAATGTCAATTTTCCGTTCCTATTTTTCAAAAAATAATACCATACAAAAGACTAGTTTTGTAAATACGGGTAGAAACCCCGTAATGCAATTATTTTATGGTACGAGTCTTCAAACAACAGCCCCAAATGGGTTTACAAGGTTTATCTTTGATTTAGATCTTGATCCATTATTGGAAAACATAGCTTCAGGTGTTATATCCACAGGTTGTACATCCGCTATGACCCACACCTTGAAGATGACCAACACTTCAAGTTTTGATATCGATCTTCTTAATACAGAAGCTTCCGATCAATCGATAAGAGCAACTTCATTTGACTTAATTCTTTTTAGAATACCAAAATCTTCTGGGTCAACAGGGAACACACAAACTTGGGATGAAGGTGTTGGATACGATTATGTGGATACACCCGCATTAGATAGTTGGGGTTACAATAAGAATTTTTCTACAAGACCATCAAATTGGTATCAAACAACTACAATTACAAATTGGTCTTTGCCTGGCATTTACAGTAACGACAATACTAGTACGGGTAATACAGGATTAAATTATTCTGCTTTGACTATTGTTGATACTCAACACTTTGAATTTGGAAACGAAGATATCAATTTTGATATGACCCACGAAATAAATTCGATTATAACGGGTTCTACGACAGGTTCTACGGGTTGGGGGATTGCATACGTCCCTCAAATAGAAAACATCACAGGACTCACCGTAACGTATTCTGTGGGGTTTTTTACAAGACATACACAAACATTCTATCAACCATTCTTACAAACCACATTTGATGATTTGATTGAAGACAATCGAGTCACCTTTGTACAAGGTAGAACAAACAAATTGTACTTGTATATTTTTGCGAATGGTGATTATTTAAATTTAGATCAAAATCCAATTGTAGATATTTTAGACCCTGATGATGAACCCATAGCAGGTTATACAGGTTTGACTACTTGTTTGGTAACCAAGGGTGTTTATGAGGTTGTAATTCCACCTTTATCAGGTTACAATACTCCTTGTCAATTTACAGATAAATGGACAAATATTATCGCGCAAGGTAATAATCTTGATGATGTTGAAAACCAATTTGTTTTACAATCCTCCTCGGCATTTTATCAGATTGGTAGTGTGTCTAAAGACCCATTATTGTATGGGTTTGATTTTAGTGGTATCAAACAAAATGAAAAAATTGTAAATACCGATATACGAAAAGTGATGGTGGTAATAAAACAAGCATATTCAAGTGCATATGTTTTACAAAACATAGAAGCTCAGTACCGAGTATATGTAAGAGAAGGACAAACAGAAGTAGAAGTTCAAGGGTGGACACCTATAAACCGAACACCTAACGAGTATTATTTTATTTTCGACACAAGAGATAAAATACCCAATGAATATTACGTTGACATCAAAGTGAATACTTCTGGACAAAAAGATACTTATAAAAGACAATTAACTTTTCAAATAGTAAACCAAAAATGAAAAAAATTATTTTAAACCAAAGTCAGTATAAATTATTAGAAAAATTAGTATCAGAACAAGAAGACAGATATATGTTTTTTTCTAATTTAGAACAAATTAGAGATCAAGCAAATGAATTGTTAAAATATGATAGAAATAAGGTAGAACAACTATTGGATGATGGTCATGATTGGGCTCAGGATCATGTTGCGTCATCAACAGAATCTATTGACCAAGTCTATGATTTTATGAAGAATAATTTCAACAACGAAACTAATATGATACAGGAACAACCAATGTTGACTAACAATATGAAAAGTTCAATAGAGTGTCTTAAAAGTATCAAGAAAGACATAAGTTGGCAAGAAGTATTACAATGGTTCAATGAAAATAATATTGATTATTTTGGTATGAATGATTTGGAAATGTACATAAAATATTTAGAGGAGAGATCAGATAGTAAACAACTACAGGTTCAAGAAGGTCGAAAAAAAACAGGAACAAAATTATGTGCAAGAGGTAAATCGGCAGCAAAAGCAAAATTTGATGTATATCCAAGTGCCTATGCTAACGGCTATGCGGTGCAAGTATGTAAAGGAAAAGTTAAAGGTTTGGATGGAAAAAAAAGATGTTCACCACCCTATTGTTGATTTGGATTATTCAGTCAAGTCTATTATATTTGTGGGACTAAACCAAACCATGAAAAAATTATACTTGAAAATCAAAAGGTACTTCAAAAAAATTTATATCCAAGGTCTGAGGTATTATAGGCCCAAAATGCAGTCTCGTTACGAAATAATTGCTCTCAAAATTTGTATGAATTTGATTGACGATGAATCGAGTGAACTTTTAATGACACCTATCACAAATAAAAGGTACATCAAAAACGAGTCCAAAAATTTGTTTGTCACTATTGATTCAGTTAATGTGAATATTGTAAATGACCATTGTGCTTATACAGTATTTATGAACGAATTTCTACACGGCAAACTCGTAGACAGATTCAATGAAAAAATTGAATTAAAAAGATCTATGATGGAAAAAAAAATAACCCAAAATATCAAATACTCACTCAGAGGTATTCTTCATTTTCTTGAATCGTAGGACATATTTCTTTGGCCATTTTTTTGGCGTCTTTTTCATCAATTAGTCCTATTCTAAACATAAGACAATAATATTTAGAATTTTGATCCAAGTGATCTTTGGCTATTTTTTTGGCCTTGGTAGGATTTTTAGTATGTTCCAATTCTACTAAAGTCCCTAATTCAAGCATTTGTTTTCTATTTATTGTTTCCTGCAGAAGATTTTTAATCATGGCTCTCATAGCCTCATTTTTTTTAGTTTTTTTGGGTTTATATGATGTGTATACAGGTTTTTGACCTTTTCCTGATTGTGTGTCTTTTTTTTCTGCAGTTCTTTTTTGTTGACATGCGGTTTTCTTTTGAGCGTCAGTCATTCTTGATGCGACTCCTTTAGCTCTACATTTCGGATACGCACCTTTGTCAGTATCTCCTCTCCCACATGGTGGATGTCCACCACCCTCTTTTTTTCTACAAATATTAACCCAAGGTCCTTGTGGTTGTTTGGTTCCCTTTTTTTTCTTTTTGGTTCCGAACCAAACAGCTAAATCCTCCCTGAGTTGATTATTCATTTTTTTTGTGTATCTTACCATAAATACCTAGCGTATGGAAAATGAACAACAAAATTCAAAAATTTTAGGAACTTTATTTGGTTCCATAAATTATGACTCGGAAGAAAATTTGTCAAAATTTATTGATGAAATTAATTCTGCCCAAGCGGCTTATTGTATTCAACAAGCCCTGAATTATGCTCACATAAATGGAGTATTTTCGTTAAAAGAAAGTGAAGTTATATCTAAATCTTTAAGAATTCTCATTCTATCCTCCCCAAAATCTGAAACCTAAAAAAAAAGGGGACAATTTCTTGTCCCCTTTTCAATTACCATTGAGAAGATTAACGTAATTCTCTCAAATCGAAAGTACGGATACCGTCACAAGTCACACGACCATAGAAACGGTTGTTAACCATTTTCTTAGCGTATCTTGTCATTATACCTTTGATAGGTGTAAAGTTGAACGGATTGTACATAGTAGGCGTCAATTGTAGAGGTACATACGGAGCGTAAATGTAACCTGTGTCTAACAATGAAGTACCTTTGTGACCGATGATAAGTTGGTTTGGTGGGAAATATGGATCTCTGTAAACCTGATATCTGCCGGATAGTGTACCAATTCTCTCAATACCCATGTTGTATTGATCTTGCTCAGGAGCAGCGTTTGATACGTGGAAATATTCCAAATCATCAAAGATTGCTGAAATCTCAGAAGAACAAACGATCCAGTTAGCACCACCTCTCAATGTCGACTTATGGATTTGTGCCGACAATTGGTTGATAGCGGTAATAAGTGTTTGGTTCCAATCTTTCTGAGTATAAGGAGTAGTTCCTGTAGAAGCCAATCTCTTCCAACCGTTGTAATCCCATCTCAAGTTCCAAGCAGCACCTTTTCTCAAATCTCTCAAAATCTCTCTGTCGATTTCTGCGGCAACTTGTTCAGAAAGAAGAGCTGTAAGCTCAGCTTCTGCATCAATGTTGTGGAACGCTGAAACGTCTTGAGCAAGTTCAGGAGACCATTGTGCTCTCAATTTACGTTCTGTTACAGATACTGTAACTGATTCTAAATCGAAAGAAACCTCACCGATTTGATCTTCGAATTCAAGTTCTTTATAAACTCTGTAAATCGCGATAAAGGCGTTGTTGGTTGTAGCTGTTGAAGCAAATGTTGATCCTGTGTAACCATCAGGTGTTGTTTGTCCACAAGAAACACATACTGGTTGTTGTAAATCAACCTCCAAATAAATAATACCATTCGCATCACAAACATTATTGTATGCACCGCCCGAATTGTTACCAATCGGCCAAGTAGTGTTGGTTTGTGAACCGTATTGAACGATACCTTTACCGTACTTTTGAGTTACCACTCTGAAAAGGTAAGGATTACCATTACCAGGAGCTCGACTTGAAGTTGTTGCGTTACCATAAGCTCCGAAAATGTTCAAACCTGAAAGGAATTCTTCGGTATCCATGGTATTACCATTTGGTCCGATCAATTGACCAGCACCAGCGTTTGAGAATCCACTCATCGCTAAAATTACTTTACGATAATCAGATGATGTGTATGCTGAGGGGACTAAAAATCCACTAGCATCCCAAGCAACTGTCATTGTTGTAGCAGTTGTGGCTGTCCATTTACCTTTGGAGTAGTCAAAAAGACCTGGAGGGTTTAATGTTGCCTCATCACCTTCATAAAATAAATCGTAAAGATCTTTTTGGTAATAAGGGTTATAAGTACCTGTGCTGTCCGCTGCAGTATAACCTGCATTTTGATTTCCTGGATAGTTACCAGGTGAACCAATTGGAGCATAGTGGTCACCACTTTGACCTAACCATCCCAAATCATTTGGTGATGTTCCACCCGAATAACCTTGAATTTTAGGAACAAAGTAGAACAATTTACCGATAGGTAAGTTCATTGCTTGTACCGATACGATATCGTTTGCCAAAAGTTTTGAGAAAACCCTTCTTACGATAGGAAATACAACGGTTTCAAAAGAACCACTGTCAGAAGTCGATGATGCTTCGTTTATCAAGAATGACGCTTGGTTCTCATATAACTGAGCAACGTTTTCTTTCATATGACCTTTTAGTCCTTCTAAGAACCCAAGTTTGTCCCACTTGTTGATTGTATCTTCTTTGATAACTTTAAGGTGTTTTAACCCAATGTTACCAACAAGACCGCTTTCTAATAATGCACCCATTTTTTTTTATTTAGTTTTGTTTATTTGTTTATTTTTTGCATGATATCCTTCATTCTCAAGAACTGAGGATTTTCATAAGTTTTTGATTCGATTAAATTTTGTGAAGAACCTGAACTATGTGTTTTTTCGATTTTTTCCATAGATTCAGTCACAACATTTTTCGAGGAATTTGTTAATTCGTTTTTAATTGAATTGTAAAGATTTTTGGATTCTTTGATTGATTCAACATCATCAAACCTTCTAAGAATGTTAATTTTTTCTTGTTTTGAAGTAGGATGTTCTGTGAACAATCTAGTTGCATAAGCCAAATTGGAATTGAAAACAGCAACTTCATTAAGTTTTTCTCTGAAAACATTTAAAGCTTTTTGATACTCAACATTCTTCTGTCTTAGAGATTGAACTTCTTCACTCACTGCCGAATTCGGGATTACTTTAGCTTTTGGTAAACCTTTTCTCAGTCCGTAATTTCTAGTTCCGTTACTTAGTGTTCTAGCCGCTTCTTTAGTTTCACCTTTTGAGAAAGCTCTGGCGATTCTGTTTTCCACAGCAGAAATGTCATGTTTCTTACCTTCCTTATATTCAAATTTCTTGGGAGAAAGATTCATTCCAGTACCTTTAGCTTTTCCTGTAGGTTGTATTTTTCCAATACCCTCTTTTGTTTCAGTTTTTTTAGCTTTAGGGGCTGTTTTTTCACCTGGTCTATGGAAAGGACTGCGTTTTTTATCTTTACCAGTTTCAACTTTTTCTTTTTCTTTTGGTTTTGTAGTTGTAGATTCTTTGGTTTCGGCTTTTGAACCCAATGGTTTACCAGCTTTCCAATTTGAAAACATTATTGGTTTCATACCACTTTTTGATTCATGCATAGATTCCTCCATATCTTCTTCATCGATTTCGTCATCTGTGTCTTCCTCATCCATAGAAATTTCATACACAACCTCATCCATTTCTTCATCCATTTCTTCATCCATTTCTTCATCCATTTCTTCATCCATTTCCTCATCCATTTCTTCTGAGAAAATATCATTCATGATTTGGTCCATTTGGGAATCGGACATTTTTTCGGTAATAGATTCGTTTGTTGAGATGATATATTCTACATCTTCTTCTTCGTCATCAAGGTGAATTTTATCACCTTCTTTTTTCACGATAATTCTATCAGATGGACCCATTTTTTTGAAAACACTTAATACGTCTTCCATCGATGCGTCATCAGGGATTTCTACAACATCTTCATCTTCAATGTCGATATCTAATTCGTCGGAATCCATATCCATTTCATCTTCAGAGTCCATATCCATTTCATCTTCAGAGTCCATATCCATATCATCTTCAGAGTCCATATCCATATCATCTTCAGAATCCATATCCATATCATCTTCAGAATCCATATCCATATCATCTTCAGAATCCATATCAATTTCATCTTCAGAATCTATTTCAGGTTCAGCTTGTTCTTTTAGTTTATTTTTAGTCTTTAACGACTCTTTTACTAGCTCAGAGATTTCTTCCTTCATTGTTGAAGCAAGTATTCCTTTTGCGTTTTCAGTTACAACATCTTCTAGATTTTTCATCTGAAGAAGAGCTTCTTCTACTAATGACTTTTTGTCTGCCATAAAATATTAAATTTTTCCATATAAATATATCCATAGCGCAAAAAATATTGATTTTTAAAATTTTATTTGTAAAAAAATTAAACAAAAAAAAACCCCACTCTTTGGTGGGGTTCATTTTTACTCGATCACTTCATCGATTTTACTCTCAATCACTGACGTTATTCGCCAATCATGTTGAAAGCCTTGATACTTTCCAGTTACTTTTGCCTCAACATCAGTAACTGAAATTGCTCGTACCAATTTCATTTCAGTGATTTTTTTGATCTTACCTGAATTTTCATCAGGTAGATCGTATTGTACTTTACATACAAAATATTTAGAATCTTCCATAAATTATTTTCTTAAAAAGTTATTCAATTTATTCATCAAGTCAATAGACCGATTCATAGGATTTGTGTTATCAGTGGATTCTGACGATATCTGCCTTAATTTTTTTTCTTCTTCAATATTTTCATCGAATGAATGTCGATCGTCAATGTTTGAGAACAAATAAGCTCCTGGTGTGGAAGGTGAAGAAACTAGGTCAAAACATATTAATTCAAAATCCTTTTGAACTTCGTTTTGCTCTCCAACTTTTTTCAGAGACCCAACACCCCTAGATGATATTCCTAAAGTTACTCCTTGTCTTAGTAAATTTGCGGCTTGATCTCCCTTGGTTGATACAATCCCCCTCTCATGAAATCCAGGTGACGTTAAAAGTTTTAGTTTTCCAAGTAACATTTGACCTTCCCACCATAAGTCACTAATTATGTGAGACACTCGGTCTAAATCAATCAATGAAGACTCTGGATGGTTTAATTCAGATAATGCTACTCCTTTCTTAATTAATTTTTTGTAATTCTCAGCTTCTCTTTTAAGAATTTGTTCTGGATAAATTCTACCATTTCTATTTGGTGTATTATATTTTTGTAATACAGCATAGAATTCAAAAGGTTTCGAATAATCTAATTGAGTTTTTTGTTCTTCCAAAACTTTTATGTTTCTGTGATCTGTGGCAGACACAAATCCTGCGTCCATCTCAATCAAGATACCTTTTCCCACTTCGTTTGGTCCTAATATTTTCATAAAAAATTTATAAATAAATATTAGCTAGTTTCGATTGTTTTTGTTTTTTTTGTTTTTTCAAAATCGAAATAAATATTTTGAGAAAAATTATGGGAATTTATGAAAGAAGTTATATCTTGCAAATGTTTTTTTAAGGTCAGAGATTTGAACTCAACATTTTTATTTACAAAAAAAGTTATTTCTAAATTCATAAAACTTTTTTTACCCATAACAAGACCACTAGTTCTAAGATCTAAATCACAAATGAATGTAGATTGAAATAAATTAAGATCTAAAAAATCACCTATGGTTTCTTTGATTTCTCTATTTAATATGTTTATGACTCTCGACCAATTTTCAACATTTTTTTTGGGTGTTACCCAACTTTGGATATTCAAATACAATGATTTAAATGTTCTTGAATCCACCGTACCGTACGTACTTTTTAATCTTGTAAATCCATTTAATTTACACGTTTTGCCTTTTTTCATTAATTAACTTCATAACAATGGTTTATTTTTTTTCAAAAAAATAGTTATAATATTGATATAAATCAAATTTTTTCCATTATTAATATAATTAGTTGATATGATAATAATAAAAATTAATGGTACGTCGAATCTCGACAAAAGCCTCAAATTATTGAAAGGAAAAATAATCAGAACCAAACAGAATGAAATTCTTTTATCAAGATTATCTCATGAAAGTAAATCTCAAAAAAGAAGAAAGGAAATTCTAAAAGCTCAGTTTATACAAAAAAAACGTAGTTCTGAGGGGTAAATTTACAAACTCTCGTATAGGTTTTTTAACCTAACAAAGTTAATCCTATCAAAAGTTTCTTTCTCAATGGTACTGATGGTTTCTTGAATTTTTGAAGAAATGTCTTCAGTATTTTCTTTTGAGATGTCTAGTAATTTATTGATAGTATTGGTTTTGACTTCGTCATATTTTTTTTGAAGAGTTTCTTCACTCTCTGTCAAAATACTCATCAACTCTTTTTGAGTATTTTCATCTAAATTCGAAATATAATTAGACGCGGTACTATTTGCGATCTTCAGAATAGAATTAATGGGTAAGTTGATATTTTCTTTCTTTTCTGTATCTTCTGAAAGTTGATTAATTAACCTTTTTTTAGAGTGTGCACACTCCACCAAATTTGTAAAATCAGGGTAAATTAAATTATCAATATCCTCGTATATGTTATCAGTTTTGATTTCTTTAACCCAAAATTCGGCCAATTTTTTCTTTACCGATTTTTTATTTTCTTCAATCTGTTTTACAGATTCTTGAATAAAAATTTCAGCAGTGTCCTTATCTAAAGACCTTGTGTTTTTTAATGATTGATAGTGATAAAATACAGAAGTTAAATCTTTATTTTCAAGAACCAATTTCTTGAATTTTTTAATCTCCTGTTCGAAAATACCATTTTGGTATGACGAGATTAGATGATCTTCTATTGATGAAAAAAGTTCTCCGAATTTCATAATGTTTATTTATTAAATATTATCGTCCGACAATTTATCCAACACTTGACTTATTGATTGTAATATTTTTTCTCCTTTATCAAAATCAATCTCACTTTTTTCTTCGATTTCCAATCTTTCTAGAATAATATTTGTGGACTTCTTTTTATTTTCAGGAGCTAATACTGGTTCTTCAGGAGGAGGAAGTGTTTCACCACCAGGTCCAGGTGCCATACCACCTAATTCACCACCCATAGGCGGCAAAGGTTCCGCACCACTAGGTGGAACAGATCCACTCGTGGCAGTTTCACCACTTAAAACTGATTTACTGTACAGTTTATCAATATTATCAAATATACCCGTTCTATTAATAACGTTAGGAGTATTTGCCAACTCAGCGGCAACTGCGATCTCCATTCTTTGTTGGTTAAGATCCAATTTGATTTCATCGTCAGAGAAACCAAGTATGTGTTTTTTAGCCCAAGCATTAGATACAGGTGCAATTCCCTCAATTTTTGTAACAGCATCTCGATACAATAACATTTTTTCTTTCCAAACTTCCACAGTAAGTAAATCAGCTTGTTTTGATGGATTGGTCAAAGACAATTGAAATGAACCTAGTTCATCCTCAAACCCTAAAAGAAATAAATGAATTATTGCGATTTTATTTAGTTCAGCAATCATACATTTTTGAATACGATTGATCGTTCTAGCAAAACGAATATCTTGAAGTGATAAATTTTTCCCATCTCCGACGGGTTCTTCAAATCCTAAAAATGCTTTAGGAATTCTTAAAGCTGTTAGAAGTTTCTTCTGAATGTACTCGATATCAGCAATTTCAGAAAGATTTTGAGCCCCTGCTAAGGTATCAATAGGTGTTGGTGCGGCAGGGTCTCTAACAGGAATAAAGAAATCTTGGTCAACCGCCATTTGATTGAATCTCATATCGACATTACCCGTTTTAGGATCAGCTATTTGGTCTTTTTTGAATTGTTGTGCAAATCTTTGTACATATGGATACACATCAGCGTCATCCATATTCCCGACATAAACTTTGAAAACTCTTCTCTCAGGTGCTCGTGAGGTCCTATAAACTAACATCGCATCCTCAGCTAACACCAATTGTTTCCAAATTCTTCTTGCCTTCTCAGTCATCGATGTACCATATGGTAACTTACGATCATCTCCTAACAATCTAAAATGTGCAATTTCCCAACTATTAAAATCAAGTTGTTTGTTTTTCCAAGTGAATGTCAAACTTTTCACATCTGGTCTTGATGATTGTGCAGCCCCAAAACCTGAGGTTGCTCTACCTTTCATACCAACCTCGATCCTTTCTATCTCTATATTTGGTAATTGTAGACACCCAACAACACCTCTTTCAGGATCTAATTTCAAAAACACAAAATTATCACCATACTTAGCGGTATTACGCGTCCACATAGGTAAATTTGTATTGATATCTAAAGCATTATTAAACAAGTCAGCTAAAATTGATTTAATCCTCGGTGAGTCCGAATAGATTTGTAACATAAATCCATTTTCATCGACCGTAGTTGATTCTTCAGCGTATGTGTCTAATGCTGAGGCAATTTCAGGTGTGTATTCCATACTTTCAAAATCATAATATGAAGCCAATCTTGTTGGTTCATAATATACCGCTTGATTGTATAGATTATTTTCAACTTTAGCCCATTGACTTACAAGATAATATGTTTGTTGAGCTTGAAGTTTTTGTTTTTCATATTCGTCTTTATTTTGGGTCTTGAGTAATTCTTTTTTATCAAAAGTATATGTTGGTAAATCTTGACCCAATAAAGAATTTGGCCCTAAACTTTGAGATAATCTCTGCCAAATCGTTAAATTTTTATTTTCCATAATTAACAATAAATATTCGACTAATTAAATCAACGCTTACCACTTCCAAACAACCATGAATATTCTTTATAATCGTTTAACGAAGGTTGATTTCTAAACGCAGGATTTTCTCTATAATTTGTATTTGGTAATGCGGGATTAAAATGTGTTGTCGCTGGTTGTTCGTACGATTTAACCTCCCATGATTCTAGTAAAACCTTTGCTTGTTGTGAAACTTTTTGTAACTGAGCAAATGAATAATCCGCAACATAGACCGCCATAGCCAAAGACATAATAAGGTCATCATGTTGTCCTTTCATATGGTCTGGTCTACCATTCACATAAACAAAAGTGTTCATTTCGTTGACTAAACGAATAGAATGTATTTTCAAACCATGTCGAAAATATTCTTCTAACGCAGCAATAATTTGAACTCTTTTATTGTTGAAATTAATACCAGGTATTTTATCCTGCATTTTTGGGTCAAATTTCCATTTATTCGCAATGTCCATACCATCCACATAAAGTTCTTTATAACCAAGTTCTTGGAGTTTTCTTGCTGTAGAAACTCCCATTCCACCTGTAATATCAACTACTACAAAGGCTTTATACATAGTTGCCCATTTATAAACTATGTCAGCTAAATTATCAGGTGGGAGTTTTCCCAAATACTCAACAGCTTGTTCTTTATCGTCAAAATCAAAAATCTGGAAAGTTGAAAAGTCTTCACTATCACCTCTCGAAACGTCTACACCCATAATGTATCTGTGACCTATGATAGGTTCGTTCCACAACCATAATCCACCACTAACCATTTTATTTAATGGGTCTTTAACATCGTTTTCTAATATTTTTTGGACCAAGTTTGAATCGAATACGTTATCTCCTGACCCCAAAAAATTACACTCTAATTCTTGAGCGACTTTTCTTTTGTCATATTTTAATTTTTTGACCATTTTTTCAAACCAATTCGAGGTTGGTTTGAATCCATCATCTATAAGTCTTTGTATTTCGTCATAATCTCTATCCGCAGGTAATTTTTCTGAAACATCAACTATTTCAGGGTTTGGATATTCATCTCTGTTCAAATAAAAATGTATTAAATCATCTACTTTGATAAATTGTAAATCTTTTGTGTATCGTGGATCTCTCCACCAAAACATTTCTGATATTTTGAAATCGTTAATACCTCTTATTGATTGATCGTAAATTTCGTAATAAATTGGATCATACCCGTTTGGTGTTGATATTACAATAACTTTACCACCTGTGGATAATGAGGCCATACAAGCCGCCCAAAAATCACTATCGGCCTCGATATACGCCGCCTCGTCGAATATTAGAATTGTAGGAGTATAACCACGTAACGCATCCTTCGATGTTGCAACCGCTTTTACTTCACATCCATTCGATATTTTAAAGTGTCTTTGCGAGTTTTTTTCTGCACTATATGTTATACCAACCCAACTAGGCCATTGGTCAATAAATCCTCTAACTTTATTTGCAAATTCAACAGCCGTATCTAACTTATTTGCAATACACAAAACCTTTTCAGGTTTGTTCTTGAGAGCAAAAGCTAATTTTTTACTTATCCAAGCCGCAGTTACTGTTGATACCCCAGCTTGTCTATATTTTTTGGCAATGTTTTCGTTATACTCTTCGTAATCTTTGATAAGTTTTGCTTGATCAGGAAATAACTCTAATGGAACATATTTTGATTGAGTATTGTCGTAAGTTTGTAAATACGTTCTTAAAGCATATTCAGTATTCCTTACACATTTAGTGTACTCAAGTAATAATTGTTCTTTTGAAAAACCCATTCCATCAACTTTATTTGAGCAAATCGTCTAGATTTATATCTTTCAATTCATCATCATCATCATCGTCGTCATCCTCTCCCTCAATTTCATTCAACTTATTCACAATTTCACTCACCATTCTGTCTATGATTTGATTAGCTTTAGGATCTCCAACTAAAATTTTTTTAGTCAAATTAATAAAATCCTCAGCACTTATCATCACAAATTTTTGGAAAAGATAATTTTGAATAATTCTTTGTCCTGGTTCAAAGATTTTGTTCGGGTAAGCGGTAATTAACTTTTCCCAAAAAATTGGACCAAATCTTAAATCCCAAACTTCAGCAGGTAATGTATCTTCATAACCCGTCACCGCTTTTTGTTGGTCAGGGTTTGATGGTAAACCATGAGTTCCTATGACATCGTATGTTCCTTTGACTAATTCATGTAATAGAACAGGAAATATAACACCTCGAGCAATTACTGTTGGTGGATCAGTATTTGTATCAATTTCTTCTGAACCAGCTTTACTACTCATCAAATTACTCAACATATTTTCATTCAAAATCCAATAAAGTATTTCATTTATAGACATTAATGTGCCATACAAATTCAACAATCTAGGGTCTAAAGCATTCAATTTTTCTTCAACTAGATGAAACATATACTGACCTTTAGCCCCAGCACCTTGAACAAACATATTAATTAAACGTCTTTTACTTCTTTCAATATTAAATTCGTCCAAGGCCTTTATTAACGCATCAACAGGGTTTACCTCTTCATTTTCAGGATCTTTGAAAAGTTGAAGTATTTCTTCTTCGGTTTTTTCTTCAGGTTCCATCTGAAACCCTTCATCAGGAATTTCAGATTGACTTACTAAGTAAGCCTGGTATTGTATGTCTGTAGGTGGTACTTCTAATTCTTCTCTTACTAATTCAATAGATAAATTTTCTAGATATTCTTTGTGTTGTCTTTCAATTCTTACGATTTCTCTCAAAGCCCCCATTAATAACATTTGTAAATTACCAATACTTCTTATATCGATAGGGCCTGGAATTTGAGTATATCTTCTAATATTATCGACAACTTGTTTGAATCTATCGGATGCAATAATTTCCTCAAAAGTTTGGTTTCCTGTGGTTTTTGGTAAAAAAGGTTGTTTTGAAACGGGAGTCTCTCCTCTTTCAATTTTCCTTTGAATACTAGGATCCATCCTTTCAGGTCTTCCACCATAATCGATGGGGGCTTCTTTTATATGTTTTTTGTAAGACATTATTTTTTAAATTTTATATTTAATTGATCAAATGTTAAATAATCTGGTATTTTAACCTTACCAGGATTTGGTACTAAATCACGAATTTTGTTTTCAGTTGTTTCTATCTCCTTAAGATCACTTTCTAATTTTCCTTTTGTAATTGAAAACACTGGAGTTTGTGATTTCTTATTCATTTTGAATTTTCCAATTTGTTTGTTGTTGTGTAAGGGTCTTTTGATAATAGATTGGTTTTGTGCAATCATCTCAATAAGTGTTGCTTTGTCTGTTTGTGGTAATAAATTTGTTTTTATCTGATTTCTTGTTATGTTCTCCAAAATTGGAATTATTGGGTTCTTGTTTTCCTTAATTTGTTTTTTGACATCCATAACACATCTCTCATATTGTTTCATTTGGTTTTTAGACCAATCACTTCGTTCAGTACTACCAAATTTTTTACCCATGGTTGCGGTACATAT